CTAGTGTAGTGGTTTATTTGGAGCGGTTTCCTGCTCCCGAATACGCTCTTCTTTTTGTACCAGTCGCTCTTCTAAAAGTTTGTTATGTTTTTCTAACAAATCCATGTATTTGGTCATCAATCCGATGTCTGGTGTTGCTGGCTCCTCTACTTTGGGGGATTCAGCTTTGTCACCACTACCTCGTAATAACCATTCTATACTACAGTTATAAGTATCACAAATCTTTAATGCTAGCTCAGTTGTCAAACTCACTTTCCCCTGTTCAATAGAAGAAATGTTCTGAGAGGTGACTCCTAATGAGGCACCAAATTCAGCTTGAGACATTTTTCCTCTTATTTCCTTAACACGACTTCCGATTGACATTTTTATAATTTTTAATTAGACAAAATAGAAATAAACAAAATCTCGTAATAATTTTGAAATTATTACTTGTATTTGAAATTAATAATTGTTTAATTTGAATCGAAATACAGTTGGTAGTTTCAAGTGCCATTTCAATCAATATCTTAATTACAATTATAATTTAAAATATCCAGTCTCAACAGAAAAAAGTACGATAATGTTAGAAATCGGTATGAACGGATATATAGGTAAACAAGGAAAAAAACTCAGAAGCGAGAGGATTAAAGAGCTACTATCCGAGGTGCGTGTTTCAAGAAAATGGAAACGAGCCTTTGCCGATAAATTTCCAGAATTTAACTCTATCGAAGGCAGTAGTATTCTAAGTCAAGGCGCTGGTGGTCGCTCCGACGACCCAAGACTACTCGAATGCGCAGAACAATTCGTATCCTGGGTAAAGCAAGAACAGCCCGAATGGTACACCGAAGCACTCAAAAAACAATCTACGGTCAATGAATAGTCCAGTAGCGATTGAATCAAAAACGTGCGAGCCTCAAATTATTATTACTTGCGACTCGCACGGTGTTCCGACCAGCCTCGAAAGCGTCGGAATCGACTCAGTACCAGAGGTACTCAATGTAATTTTAACTCTAATCCGAACCGTTGTAGAACCATGCAACTCGAAATTAGCCTCCCCAAAGACCAGCTCGAATTGTTGGAGCTAGTGAAGCGACAAAACGAAACATTGCTGAGCCAAAAAGTAGCTAACGTATGGCTCAACGACGAAGACGTTGCCGAGCGTTTTGGCGTGTCGGTGAGTCTCATTACCAAGTGGCGCAAAAACTTTGGTTTGCCTTTTAGCCAAATCGGAGAAGTACGTCGCTATTCAGCCCAAAAGATAGATACTTGGTTTGCGGAGTTTTCGCCTCAGCATATTTTGGGCAAGGTATCATGAAACTGCTTTTAATCCTTACTATCGCTCTTCTTGTGCTCGTAGGGCTCAGGAAGGGAAAATAGGTAACAATAGACCCATGGTGTATGGCACGCCCGTTGTATAAGCCCGGCGGGAGGTCCGAGGGTCGTACCTCGGTGGGACCCAATAGGTGTAGAACTATTAATTACGGTGTCCCCTGCGTTTCAGGGGACGGACTCTGTCCTCTACCCTCAAGATCGTCAAAGATAGGTTTTCACGGGTGTTACCCCCTGTTTTCAGGGGGATAACCTTTGCAAGCCTTTATTTATTCCTATGAAAAAGATACTAAGAATAAGTTGGTTGGCATGGAAAAACGGTGCGCTTCCAACGCTTTGCAAAGACGTCCTATTGGCTGGGTTTATTCTGGCGGGTATCCTCCTTACCGACAGCTCTTTTAGCTTGCTGATTCGGTTGGCGGTTGAAATAGCCCTCGACTAAAATCCTAACCAGTCTTTAGTCCTACGAGCTGTGTAAACTTGTACGGACAAAATGAATGAGTGTAATCTTGCCCTCCAATTGGGGGTTTGGTGTGTTAGTGGTTCGACTTAAGCCGATGGTATTCGGCTTAATCTGCGGATGTAGCTCAGTTGGTAGAGCGTCGGACTGAAAATCCGGAGGTCACAGGTTCGAATCCTGTTGTTCGCACAGGGTAGGCAAATAGCTTACAAATAGAGCGAAAGGAGTAGTGCCCGAGTAGCTCATCTTTAACCTTTGAGAGTATATGAAAAGAATTGAAAAACCTGCTTTGAGAAAGAAGTTTTGGGAAATGATGCGAGCTGAAGACTCACGCCTCGAACACAAAACCTACACTCGTAAAGTAAAAGACCGTGAGGGCAACATCGTTCAGAAAGAATACCTGATGCGCCCTCGTGAGCTGGAGCGCACCAAGCTTGAGCGGGTTTTTCATACGGTACTCAACTGGTACACCGACCAGTATAATTTGATGGTAGCGTCGATGCCCATGGGTACGTATAGCCTAGAGGGTAACTTACCGAGTTTGCTTACTACCAACCCCAAAATAGCCCATTCGGCGGGCTGTAGCGACCGTACAGTACGCTCTATGCTCGACATTCTGACAGATATGGGGGTAATAACCCGTACCAACAAAGGACGCAAAATAGGCATAGAAATACGCTTTTCGGCGGTGTTTTTGTGGGGAGAGTCGACCGAAGAACGCCAAAAATGCGACGACCTACGGGTAGTGCCCCTTACTACTACTCGGAAAAAATTTCCGCATATTAATACCTTTGGAAATAACTCTGAAATAGAAATTACAAATAAGGCTGGAAAAGTGGAAAAACACGGAGAGAGTGTTGACCAGAGACAGAGGGATAAACAAATAGCCTCCCAAAATGCCTCAAAACAGCCTGATTTGGCACTACAGACCTCACAAGGAGAGAAACACACAGGGGGCGCGGCGGCCGAAAATAATCCACATGGCGGTGTGGATAACGCTCAAAACGCCCCAATCCAATACGACGCTTGGACTCAAAAATGCCGTCAAGCCACAATGCAGTTTTGGGGTTATGCTTACCAAAAGCTTTACAGTCAGCGTAGTTACGACAAAGAAACGGTGCGTGTTATCCTAAATCTCATCTGGACGGATGTATTTCACTCGTTCCAGTACATCCGAAACGAGAAAGAGCTAATAGCCTTTTTGAGCCGTCAGACCAAGAAAATCGACATTGCGGCCAAGTATTATGACTACCACCCCGAGGCGTATTTGCCTGACCCTCATAGCATCATCGTAGAAGGACGTGGGTATTTTGACAAGAAAAACGAGCGTGGCTTCAAAGGACTCGAAGCATGGCTCAAAGCCGAAGAGGCACAAACCAAGAAGCTCCGTGCCGACTGGGTAAACCCTAAGGAGTTCAAAAACCGTAAGATTGAGCGATTACTCCAGACAGCCCGTAAAGATTTCGAAAAACTGGCATTGGGTACAAAACCACGTGTAGAAGTCTGTACACTCGACATGGTAGGACTACAGCAGTACTACGGGGTAATATTTGGGCAATTGGGCGAAAAAGCCCTCCGACGATTCAACGAGCTAGTATTGGCTATGCAAAAAAGCAACTTCAAACCGATTCAGAAACCAAAATCTAAAGGCATCTATCCCGAAATTGTTGAGGTAGAGTCATGGATGGGGTCATTTGAAGGGTATTATAAATAACTGGTTTTTAACGATTAAAACGATTCGACAATGACAAAAAAAACGACAAGGGGACGTGTACAACTCCCACCCGAAGTAGCAGAGCGCAAACGAGAAATGAGCTCATGTGCGCTAATTGTAGAGTTTCAGGACGGCAATAAGCGCCTATACTGGACAAACGAATTTTCGGCCAACTGTCCGACTTGGAAGCGAGGCAACATTCAGATTTTGACAGAGGAGTTTCGAGCTTGGGATTTTTTCACCAAAATGGCTCACAAGGTAAAAAGCGCTGCCATTTTCGACACCCGAACAAGCAAACAACTAAAGCCCGAATATAAGCTAGTGAGTTTTGAGCGAGGACTATGGTATTACACCGTCTACGGGCAACAAATCCTATGACAGAAACCGAGTTAATGAAGATTTCGAGTCAATTATGGCGACTCCATTACGCAAAGCTCAATCGGGCACAGAAACAGAGCTTTCGAGAGCAATTCAAATGTTTGGCAGATTGTGAATCCGATTCACATTTCCGAAACATGAAAAATGGCAAACGTAAAGCCCCCGTAGAGGCTACAAAATTTGCCATCAATTTTTTTGGACTTTCAAGATAACCCCACCCCAATATGGCAACATGGTTCTTAGGCAAAATAAGCCACCCTACACTGGATGAACGGAACATTCAGAGAATAAATAGAGAAGTTTACTTGGTAGACGCAGTATCCTTTACCGATGCCGAAGCGCAATTAATCAGAAAGCTTCAGGGCGATATCCCCCACCTCAAGGTAGAAGGCGTTTCGAAGATCAAGCTATCAGAGGTATTTATGGAAGGTAACGACGGACTTTTTTTCAAAATGAGAGTTCTATATATCAGCTTCAACGAGCGTACACAAAAAGAGATCTATACCCCTCATACTATGCTGATAAATGCCGAAAACCCTGGCGACGCTTACGTGCTACTCAAACAGAAATTAGGCGCTTTAAATGACTACAAAATTACGGATATCAATCAGAGTCCAATTGTCCGAATTTTGGCTTATGAGGACAGCGAAAAATTAGAAAAAATAGCCTAAAAATAAAAGTTTCACTGTTTTGCCTACCTGTAACCATTGCCTATCTTCGTATCAGTTAAAACAATTAACTAACTGGTTTTCAATTATTTAAAACAAAAAAAACGAAGATGAAAAAGCAATTCAAAATTTCAGAACTTGAAAGACTAATCGAAGGTGTAAGATTTACAAATGAAAGAATTTATTGCCCTAATTGTGAAGGTGCAGGGGTGTTTTCGATGCTACCTAATCCTTACAAGTGCGAGCAATGCCACGGAGTTGGTTGGGGACATAATCTTAACAAAATAGTACTCGATGAGGATGTCCAATTTAAAATAGCCTCACAGTTGATTGAGTCACAATCTATACTAAATATCATAGAAATGGCTAAGGTTTCGGGACACCAAGAAGTAATCTTAAGTTTCGATAAGAAAGTAAAGTTTGAATTTGTAGGAGGACTAAGAGGTAAGATAAAGGAGGCATTCTGGTTATTCCCAAGAGATATCATAAAACTTGATTTAAAATAACAAATCATGCTCCCTCGAGAGAGGGAGCTAAACTTCAAATCACAATGACAGATACCAAATTTCGTGCATGGGTATGGAGGCTCGTTATTCTCCTAACCATCGTTCTTTGGGGCTCATTGCTTTACTATTTGTGTTATGACAAGATTTGAGGAGATAGAGAGAAAGCACTTAGAGAAAGCTCAAGTGAAGCTCCACACTACAACCGACAGGCTAGTCAAATTTGACGCTCTACAGACGATTATTTCACGTTGTAGAAGCCTAAGAATAGACCCGCTCCCGTGGCTAAAAGACCCAAGGGAAAACGATTCAAAAGAGGTAAAACAACCTAAAAACGATTCAATCATGCAGTGTCCTCACTGCGATTTCAAAACCGACAAAGGTCTTCAATCGCTTCGTGCTCACATAGGCATGAGGCACAAAAAGCTAAACTCATGATAAAAGGCGAAACCTACTCAACCCTACGAATCAGGGTTGGCAAAAAACTAACTCATGTAGAGAAAAACGTAACATTACTCAGTACTGGTCAACCTCAGCGCGATGGTTCGTACTGGATGGACTTTAAGCGAGAGCGCCCTTCAAACGAACAGAAAGAAACCTTTTGTGTCAATAGCAAATTCATCCTATGAAAACGATTCATAAGCATTTGTTATCCATTTACCTCTCAGCGCTGGCTTTGATTACCGGAATTGTTGCTGAGTGGGTCGGAGCTTTATTACTGGCAGGACTAGCTATTTATATTTTTTCAGTAGAGTGTATGTTAAACCCCAATAACCCCAACAAAAAATGAAACTTACCCAAAGTCAATTCAACACCCTTTTAAAGGCAGTAAAAGAACTTCCTAGTTCATCAAAATTTAGTTCGTCTGTAGGCGAATCCCTATTCATGGGTCTGATAGGCGATAAAATGGATCCAGAAAGCAAGGCAAAGTTTGAGGAAGATAAAAGAGTAAAAGCATTGGAATATCAGAAACTCGAAGAAGAGTGTGACATCATAGTAGGATTTTTGAGAATGAACAAAGACAACTTGGTTAGTCATGAAATTACCGTACCAATAAGTCAGGAGTAAAATTTGCACCTTTGGGAAGCGAGCGGCAAACTCGCTTCCTTTGGTTGTTAATGTGATTTCTAAGCAGGAACTCGAAATTACAAAAAACAACTGAATCTATGAAATTGATAGTGCCTGTTAAACCTGAAGTAAAAGACTTCTTCACAAAGAATCCTAGTATTCTGGGCAAAGAGCCATGTAATATTCGAAAGAATAGCAGAATAGGCACTTTGGTTACGACGGTTTTTGCACACAACCCGCCAGAACTTCCATCCGACTTCGAGTTTGTTCCCAAAGACGTGAGTCTCGAGGACCTTCCACCTTTTCCAGAAAACGAAATTATCCTAGAGCTCTCGTTCAAGATTCCACCTGAGTTTATTACGGATGAGCGCCTATTTCTCCTATCTAAATTTTTCGATATGCTCATGGACGTCTACGCCCTGGCATGGATGCGTGGGCGAATGGATTATTTGCCCTCTGAGAATAGCGCCGCTACGCTATTTCACAAAAAGCACAAGATCAACGACGGGCATATCAAATCTGATGCCTTTCGTCAGCTCCTCCGAAGAAACAAAACTATATAGTTGTCCAGAAATTAAAGAAACCCGTCCAATTTTGGCAAAAACGTGTCCAAAATTGGGGGTGTTTTGTCCAACCCATGTTTAGAGACCCCAAAACCAATATCAAGCCTCCAGTACGTCCCGAAATGGTCGAAAAATTCATAAATGTAGGAGGATTGTTGTCCACTATTTTTTTTATTCCAGTCGATGAGATTGAAAGTTACTCCATTGACCAACCCAACGGCACTATCGTATTGAATCCTAAACAAGATTCTGACTTTTACAAGCTCGAAATTGCAGACTTTACAGGAGTATATAGTTTCAGTAGCGAAAGATTACCAAATGGTATGAAGTTCAGACACCAGATAGAATTTGAGATTCCGAAGATTGAAGTCGGACTCAATCAGTTTATCTGGAGTCTTCGAAACGAGGAGTTAATCGTAAAAATGGTAGACCGAAATGGAAACACATTTATCATGAACTCCCCAGAGTTTCCGGCGATGCTCGAGAGTGTCACAGGCACTACAGCTAACACCACCGGAAAGAACCAAACACAATGGATATTGAGCTGTGAGACGAATTCGACAATTTTTATTTAACCTCAAAAAAGCGATGGTGTACAGTTTTGGGAATTTGGACGGGGCAAGCTATCAAAAGCCCAACCCAGGAGGCGTACGGAGATTACTTGTACTATCCAGAAGAGATTTTGCGGTTATCTGGCCCGCAAAAGCAGACGTGGTAAGTGGGGAGGTGATAAACCCTCCAGTGATGCGAACGTCTGATACAGTTTTTGCACAGTATGAATGCCCCGATGGCACTGTAGAGGTATCGTCGGCATTGGTGGGCGAAGCTAGCTATATGAACTACAAGCATAACATAGGCTTTAGTTTTGCGGGCTTTAGCAGGGAAATTACTGCGGAGCTTGCCAAATATCAAAATGCAGGATGTGTGTTTGCGGTGGAGTTCAACGACGGTAAATATGGTGTGCTTGGTAGCTCAGACAATCCTTTGTATTTGAAGTCCGACTTCAAATCGGGACGTAAGGGCTCAGACAAAAGAGGCTACGACCTCAAGGGCGAACAAGATGGCTTTATGTGGGACATTGCTCCCCTAAAGGAAGAATGTATTTCTTACTTGACATCTCCAAGGAATTTTGCTCCAGAATGGGGCTTTGCGTTTCATTAATCAACATTTTTTCTTTTTATAACAATGGCAGTTACTAGAGCAGATTTAGATAACAGACTTAATGCGTTTCGAAACGCAACACCAGCCTCGCCAATCAGCAAGACCGCTTTTGCGGACTTTTTGAACGATTGGATTAACTACATGACTAACGATGGGGAGTTTTCGGCTGGAGCTCTTCGTGCCTGGAGAGACCAGATTTTAAATGCCTCAGCTCAGGTAAGTCATGCGCCCTCTGGGCAAATCACCGCAATAACGGTAAAAGCAGCTATCGAGCAGTTAGATGCGTTGAATCTTGCTATCAAGACAAAACTTAAAGGCTCAAAAGCTATCCCAGCAGTATCATTAGACTATAGAAATGCGAAGACTCTTGACCGAAGATTAGGCTTTGTAAGAGGTACTACGGCGACCTATATCGATGCCAAAGGTGTAATGCGTTTAGCAAGAATCAATCAACCGAGATTCGATAAAAATGGAATCATTCTGGAAGTTGCTTCCACTAACTATTTTCCATACCGTAGTCTTAGCAGTTTAGCGGCTGGATACTTCACAAAACCATCTGTTATTAATACAACAAAAGACATTATGCTTGAAAACCAAGCTGTTTCTTTTGTTATTAATGCTACAAACTGTAGTGGTGGACCATCCTCAGATACATGTGGGTATGTGTTTGACCAAATTCCTGTAGACCCTGGTACTCGAGTAGTTGCGAGTGTGTATATGCGTGCAAGCAAAAATATTACTACAGGTGTGTACTTTGGTACCTCGGATGCCTACTCGGGTCAACAATTATCGATTACCACCGAATGGAAAAGATATGAATATTCGGGTTTAATTGATGCGCCAAGTAACAAGAGAGGCTTTCAGATTAAAGTTATCAGAAATGCTGATAATCTAAATGCTACAATTGAGATGTGTTGTGCACAAGTAGAACTTGGTAGTACTGCAAGCTCTTATATTCCTCCAGTTTCGAATCAGGCTACTACTAGAGCCGCTGAAATTCATACATCTCCTTATGCAGATTTGTTAGGTGACAGAATGAATTCTGGTACAATTGTAATTACTGGTATGGGGAACCGTATCAATTCGCCGTTTTGGGGGAAATATGTAGAATTAAAGTATGCTGATGATTCAAACAGAATTGGAGTATTTGCACATGCCATAAATGATAATACCATTATTTGTGATGCCTATAATAATGGCTTGAGCTATTTCAGCTCTGGTACATCAGTAGTTACTCCAGCCCAAAAGTTCAAAATTGCTCTAGGTTTTAAAAACGGTAAAATCCTCTATTCAAAAGATGGTAATACAAATGAATTCCCCAATAGTGAAACCCTAAATGCCTTTGATACCCTAACTATTGGTGCATTCCTGAATGCAACTATTTCTTCAGTTACTATCTACAAGGAATATTTGTCAGTTGAAGAGGCTACTGCTCTTACTCAAGTTGATATGTATGCAGGCAAACATGAGCATGATCAAGTGCCTAGAAATGGTGATTTACGCACAGGCGCCTATGCTGATATTGCAGATATCTTGAGCCAACTTGGTAAACAGTGTTTCGCCATTGATGGAACAGGTGCGCAGGTTAATCGTAATATTCGAATGCCTTTTGATTTCAAATTTGAAATCTTGGATAGTTCTGGCTGTACGGTTAACAGTCAGCCAACGGCCACCTGCACAGCCAACACAGATAATTTACTGGCGGTAACAGCTCCAGCAGGCAAAACGCTTGCTTATGCCATTACCCCTATTTTCTAATTTTATAATTAACAAAACTATGAGACAAGCAAATTTGGCATCCAACGGTTTTTCGGTAGATGTAATTCCAACAAAATTCCGTTGGACAATGGTTAAGGATTTTTATGATGGTTCAGAGGGCGAAAAGCTTGTTGACATCAAATACGAAATCCTTTGTGGCAAGTACAAAAAACTAGAAACGGTTTCTGTAGAAGGTGTAGAGTCTGAACGAGCGGTTGAAGTAGACTTTGTTACGCCTGTACACTATGATGAAGGGATTACCACCATTCCAGCAGAATTGTACCTATTGATTGAGCAATATCGACTAGATGCAGACCCTATTAAGTTGTTTGCCATCAATCAGGCGCTTGCTCAATTCAATTTTGTAGGCTCTTTGAGCGATTTTCACTTATCGGTAGAGAGTATCGACTAATGAACGAAATTGTAGTCGAGTATCTCGAAAACGTTCCCGCATCGGACCAGTGGCGTCTGGTGCGGGACGTTTCGTTTACGGTGCTCCACTATGGCAATGTGGTGGTACCAGCGGGTTATGTGACCGATTTTGCAAGCTCCCCGCCAATCCTTTGGAGCTTGTTTCCTGCCATCGGAAAGTATAACCGTGCGGCCCTCATCCATGATTTTTTGTATGAAAACAGGATTATGGGGCATGACGAGCTGAGTGATTACGATGCCAGGCTATTGGCAGATAAGATTTTTTTGGAGACCGCTAACCGCCTGAATCCCAAAGGAAAACTGAGGCATAAGCTGATGTATTACGCTATTAGATTGTTTGGCAAGGGACACTATATAGCCTAAAATACGTACAGCTTACACAAAAATTAAGGGTTTATTCTTGTATCGAATTTAAGAGCAAAAAGAAGGTATGTGGTTTGGGAATGAAGGATATTTTGCGATTAAGGAGGGTTTAGCGGAGTATTACCGCCGAGAGTTTTCGGCGGGCCGCTTCCCTCAAATAATGCCAGAAAAAGGCAAATTGATGGAGCTCTATGCGGCTGATATCATTACAAAGGACGAGGTTAATCGCTATACTCCGGTAAGTGCTCAAGAGGAAAAATCGGGCATGATTGCCGTCCTAAGCGTGTCGGGTGTAATGACCAAACAAGGTCAGGCGTGTGCGTACGGAACTGAGCAAATTGCTAGTCAGATAGACGCTGTAAATGCAGATCCTCGAATCTCGGCCATGGTAATCAAATGGGATACACCCGGAGGCGAAGTTGCAGGGACAAAATCACTAGCGACCACCATTCGAGATTCGCCAAAAGTAATAGTCGGATACGTTTCGAGGGCTGATTCGGCTGGTTATTGGGGGGTAAGTCAATCAAAAGAGATTGTACTGGAGGATTCAGCCGATGCCGAAACGGGCTCCATAGGCGTGTATGGCATCACGATTGACCAAACCAAGGCACTCGACCAAGCGGGTGTTTCTGTCAAAATCATTAGAGCTGATGGCAGTGAGGACAAAGCCCTTGAAAATCCTTACGAGCCAATGACAGATGCAGTGTTGGCTGAAAAAAAAGCAACGCTCAACGCCATTCGAGCAGAGTTTGTAGGCATGGTAAAGGCAGGACGTCCCAACATCGCTGAGGATGTGTTTTCGGGAAAAGTCTTCAGAGCAAAAGAAGCCCTCAAACGCAACATGGTCGACAGTATTGGTACACTTCAGGATGCTATCAAGCGCGCTGATTTTCTGTCGAGAAAGCAAGCAAGACAAACGCAACTTAATCAATCAAATAACAATAATAAGGCAGAGGAGATGGGATTTTTCAATGAATTATTTGCGAAGCACAAACCTGCTGACGCGGTAGCCGCAGAGGCACTTGCAGATCAAGAAATCGCCCAAAAGGACGAAAAAATCAATGCCCTAACAGGAGAGGTAAGCGCCAAAGATTTAAAAATCAATGAGCTTCAGGCGAAAGTACAAGAGCTAGAGCCCAAAGCTAGCAAGTATGACGAAATCAAAGCTGACTACGAAGCAAATGCCCAGTATGTCAAGAATTTGAAAGATGCAGGTATCATGCCACCAGTAACGGGAACAGATGCCAATTCGGACAGTGCTAAGAAGCTAAAAAGCTACGAAGCCGCTCCGTGGAATGCACGAGCGATGGAGCTTCAGGGTAAGTAAGTTAATCGGTGCGAAAGAACGAGGTAAGAGAATTTTAACTTTTTAAACTAGAGGGGGAGAAATGCCAGTAGAGAGTTTAACCCTGAGTAAGTTCGCCGAAACAGCGACGGACTATGCTCACGACAACAAAATGCACTTGCATACGCAAATGCTAGCGCCGGGCCTTAACGGGATTCCCGGAACACCCATCAAGCCACTGACAGATTTTGTGCAGGGCATTCCAACAAAAGACCGTGTGTTGTTGCACGACTTCAAGATGGGTACTGTACTACAACCCGACAAGCGCGAGGGCTTTACGCCAACTGCGGACGCTATAAAGATTGAGCCTCGTTGGTCGCAAGTTGTAGAGTGCAAAATCAACCTTCTTTTCTCTGAGAAAAAGATTGTTGCTTGGCAAAAATCGTTCTTTGGCATGCTTTCAGGAGGACCACAGTCTAAGCTTTTTTTAGAATCGTTTCCTACGTTTGAGGCATTTTTCTTGAGTAAGGTTATCGAGAAGGCGAAGTCCGAGTTGCGTAATATTTCGCTCTGGAAAGGTTCTCGTAACATTGCTTTGCAAACACCAGGTGCGCTATTTGATGGCTGGCAAAAGAAGATTGATGCTGCCATTGTTGCTACAACTTTGCCAGCGGCAAACATTGCAGCCATCAACGTGATTTCATCGACCAACGCTGTTACCGAAATCAAGAAAATCGTTGGTTTGTTACCATCCGAATGGCGTTACAGCGACCAATTGGTATGCCTTATTTCGCCGACGCACATGGATATGTACAACGCTCACTACCAAACCTCTCGAGGACCGATTGTCTATAACAACAGTTATAACAAGCAGTTTATCGAAGGCACAACGATTGAGTTTTTGGTAGAGCCCGGCTTGAGTGGATACGAAACACCGATTATCACTACTAAGAATAACTTGGTGTTTTTGTATGACGATGATTTTGAGGCAATGGACTTCACGTTTGACTACAACAAGCGTAACGAAGATTTGGCACTTATTGCTAAGTTCCAAGCCCAGCCAGATGTTATTGACTTCACAGAAATGTGGATTGGTAATGCACCATAAGCAAAACCTAAAGTGACTTAATCCCTCCAGCAATGGAGGGCTTTTTTGATAATCGGAAAACCAATAGAACGAGGAAAAGGAGATGCCAACAGTAAGTTTTTCCAATATCGATGGTACTAGCCATCAGAAGCCCAACCCTGGCGGGATTAGACAGGTGTATGTGGCAATTGCAAGAGACATTCAGGGTGTGTGGCCAAAAGAGGCTGACATCACAGCAGGCGAAATTACCACCCTTCCAGTAATGGTAACGGGTAAGAAATTTGCCGAATATGAGTGCCCCGATGGCACAGTAGATGCCAGCTCGCAACAGTCGGGCGACCCTGGGTATATGTCTTACAAACACATGATCAACTTTAGCTTGGCAGGCTATTCGAAAGAATTGATTGCAGAGCTTCAAAAGCATCGCAACGCAGGTTCGGTGTTTATCGTTGAGCAAAACGATGGGACGTTTTCGGTAGTGGGCAGTTCGGACAACCCTATTTATTTGAAGTCGGACTTCAAAACAGGTAAAAAAGGCTCGGACAAAAGAGGCTTTGACCTCAAGGGTGAACAAGATGGTCAAATGTGGGATTTGGTACCGCTCAAAGATACCCTCATCTCACAAATCCAATTGCTCCCACAGGCGTAGTATTTAGTTTATTCATATAAGAAGCCTTGTCGTTCGATAAGGCTTTTTTTAATCCTTTTAGTAACATGGACAGAAAGTATCAGTTAAACAAGGCTGAAGTACCCGAGGGAGGTATTGCCAGACACGTGCCAGGACTTGGCAAAGTCACTATCAATGAGAACACGCCAGATGAACTCATTGACCGCCTACCAGAAGAGTTAATCAAACAGTTTTTCATAAAAAAAAACGACCTGAAGAAATAGGCTCAGGCATCGAAACCGAAGTGTTAAACCCTTTAAATGCGCAAAACCAAAATGGCAAAGCAAAAAGAGGCAGAAAGCCCAAATCAAAATGAATCAATTGAAACTACTGAAAAGACATTACCCAAAGTTAGCGTTGTAGTAATAGACGAGGTAAATAAAAAAGAATATCCAGTTGACGCCGAGGTGCTGGAAACTCCAGATGGTTTAGTAGTCCTGATTAAAGCCTTACCTAAATTGGAGGTACCACAAACTGAAGAAGTTCAGCTCCCAACCAAAACACCAGCGGAAAAAGCAAAAGAGCGCCTCGAGCGACGCCAGCAAGAAGAGGATGAAAAGGTGGCAGAAATTGCCAGAAAAAAAGCTGAAGAAGAAAAAAAGAAGTCGGGTCAGGAAGAGGAAGAGACCGAAAGTGACGAACAATAGCAAAAAGAGTCTGTAGGTGTAATATCTATAGACTCTTTTTTGTATGTTTGTAGTCCTAACTAACAATTCTTTTCTTGGTACGCAAGCCATCGGCAGGAAATTGCCGATTGGCATGGGGGTGTAAGTCCCTCATTGGCTTGCTGTACCCAGCTTGTTAGTTAGGAGTGACCAATCGGCTTATTTTATGGAAAATCCTACCGACAGAGCTTCTATTACAGCGTTCCTTCACTCCTCAAAATTTGATGTTGAAGAGTTGGGTTTAACGCTTGTACACCACCTAGTATTACATAAAGATTGGATTGAGGGGAACGACCTGCTGAGACAAGAGCCTCTGCGTTACATAGAGGAAATGGATTATTTCAATGAAATTTTAGGATTTACAAAACACTTGGTTTCGTACCAAATGTTAAAGGCAAACGGGCTTGTAATGTAGTCCAAAGGTGGCAGTTATTCTTGGGTTATCTTGCTAAAAAAAGCTTATGACCAACGAAGAACACACACGGCAATTGCACATTGCCAAAGCCAACCTGCGGTTAATACAAAGGCAGCATCAAGATGGTTTAGCTACTCAAAAGCAGCTTGAGGATGCTGAGCAAATCCTTGAGAACCTACGTGCCTACCAAGTACCCAAAGAGCCTCCCAAAGCTCAGAAAGCAGCTTTTGAAGCACCCCAAAGCAGCTTTTTAGTTACGACCACCCAAGCCCCCGAATTAAGCGATTCGGTCAAGAGCTTGTTAGAAGGTCTAATCAAAAAGAGGGATGAGGCGCATGCCAAAAAAGCTACGCTCAGTAACCAGCTCCACACAATCCCCGAACATGAAAATTGCCCGGATATCGTATCCGAAATATTGGCTTTGCGCAACGTTTGGAAAGAATACAATTCCAAGATCAAGTTTATTCAGCAACATGGTTGTTTGCCCGAAAGTCAGGAAACGCCTGTTGAATCCAAGGGAATCGACGAAAGCGAGTTTCTGAAGGCTATCGAAGTCAAAGAGCTTTGGGCAATTAGTCAGGATATCGACAACTGTCGTAGTAACCTCAGTAAAGCACGCAAGCAACTAAAAAATGTTAGTGAACCACTACGACAGCTCCATTACCAACGCAAAATAGCTGAGCTAGAGTGGAAATTATCACAACTATTAACCGTATTTAACGCAAAAAAATGATTATCAAACATACAGTTACCAAGAAACTCGAAACAGGTTGGAAGCGCCATGTATTCCAATGTATCAACGATACCAATGCCGATATTTCAGGCGAATTTTTCCTAGAGCTTAAAGCTTTGCTAGGGGCTGTCTTTAATGCACATCAAGTAATTCAGCTCAAGAAGGGAGCTGTCAAATACTTTACTATTGACCTTGAGGACAAAAACGCTAGTCGCTGGAGTAAGTTTAAGTATAGCTTCAGTTATGCAAATAGACTGGATACTTACAAGGGGAAAAAGGTAGAAAAGTACGAGAATCTCACAGATGTAGTAATTCAAAATAATATCAATACAGACAAACAAATCAATAGTTTAAAATGGTGGTAGAGGGGTTGAAATGGCACACCGAGCAGATTCGGTGGGTCGATATGGTTACGTTCGATAAGAACGCACGCAAGATTAAAGTAGAGAACCGCAAAAATTTGGCGGAATCTCTCAAGGAGTTCGATGTGGTAGACATCCCTACGCTCGACGTAGATAATGTCATTATTGGAGGTCACCAACGCTGTATGACGATGATTCATGCAGGCCGTGGTGAGGAGCTGACAGACGTCCGCAAACCAAACCGAAAATTGACTGAGGCAGAATTCAAGAAACTCAACTTGATTTTGAACTCAGACAAGTATCGCGGTGAGTTCGATTTGATGATGCTCCGTGACAACTTCTCGGAGTTTGATTTGGGTCAAGAATTGGGGATTGACTTGGCAGAGCTGGACAAAGACGTTGCCGAAACTAACGAAGTAGGCAAAGTTGAAGCCGATCCAGAATTGCCCGTTGTGCCAAAGTACTCCGAGAAGTATTCGGCTGTAGTGATTGTGATTGATAACAGTATCGACGAAAACTTTGTGCGTTCGGTATTGGGTTTGGGTGTGGAGCAGGATTATAAGACGTCGAATAAGGGTGAGTCGTATGTGACAACCGCAAAAAGCTTTATAGAGAAATGGAACAACCGATAAAAGTATTGATAGCCTCGCACAAGCGTGCCGACCGTATCACAACCCACGAAAAGGTTGCCAATAGTATTATTTGTATTCCTGAAAGCCAATTGGGTGAATATCGAGAGCGATGCCCCGATACCGAAATTGTCACACACCCAGATAGCGTGATTGGACTTAGTTGGAAGCGCCAGTGGATGATGGAGCACTTTGGCGATGCCTTTCATCTTGACGATGATTTGGCGTTTATGAAGCGCATCTATACCGAGACTGGAGAAGCTGACAAACTCAGTCCTGAAGAGATTTATGACGTTATACAAATGACAGCTCGCACCGCCAAACGCATGGGCGTATATCTGTGGGGGTTTAATACTTGTGGTAAGCCATTTACTTACAATGCCCTTCAACCGCTCCAAATGAGTGGCTATGTGAATACCTGTGCGTTTGGATTGTTTACAGGTTCAAAGCTATTTTTCCGCCCTGAACAGAGATATCAGGAAGATTATTGGATTTCGGGATTAAATGCGTATTATAACAGGAAAATTCTGAGGGATAACCGTTTTTACTTCCACTTTAACGACACCTGGACTGGAGCCGGCGGCCTTGCCGAGTTCCGTAATATGCAGACCCTAGAGGCTACTCTACACGACTTGCAAAACATCTTTGGAAAAGATGTAGTCAAGGTAAGAAAACTGGGAACTAAAAACCATCCATATCAGATGAATTTTAGTGTACCGTTTTAACGTTTTTCCTATCTTACAATGAAGTTAAATTTTATGTCACGCCTTTTTCTTTGGGTAGTTGGAGTGGTTTCAACTATCCTTTTCCTGTGGTGGTTCACTTTCAATTGCTACCCTTCATTGGTAAAATATTACTTAATTCTGTTCGAGCCAAACTATAACTCAAATACAGATGTACTTCAAAAGGGGACTTACGGAGATATGTTTGGAGCACTAAATACATTTTTTTCAGGATTAGCATTTATAGGTTTATTAGCGACAATAGGTTTACAAATTTATTTTCATCAGAAGGAAATGTCGCTTGAGAGAGATAAAATTGATCTTGAAGCTCTGAAAGAGGCAAAGGCAGTTCAAAAAGAAATTAAAGATAAACTAGTGTACATTCTGGCGATGTTCAAAAGAATATATGAAAGTAACATAGTAATGGCAGACGATTTGAAAATGTGGCTTGATCAAAATCCTCAAGAGCAATTACGAATTTCTCAATTTGTCTATAAAACTATTGATGATACACATGAACTCGTTTCAAAAAGGCTAAATCAGGAGAGTTATTATCAATGTTATAAGAGCCAAAGAGATGATAACAATATTCTAGATGCGTTTGGTTATGTAGACGATACATTGGCATTAAGAATTCAAATTAGGAAAGAATTTGAAAGAATCATAACACTCAATAATGAGGAAACTTCACTTATCACAGATTTACTTGAGAAAATTGAATTGTTAACTCAGAAGGAAGTAGGTCTTTTTGAAATTTACAAAGAACATAGTTTGAATACCGCAATTCATATTGATCAATTGATGGAGAAACTAATAAATTCTCGTGCGTTACTTTTAAAAATACATGGTCAAAATAGTGATACTTGGAAAAACCCCAATTATGTTGATTTTTTCAATACTATAAATAAAATCGAAGGAATATCCAGAAGTCTTCTAATACAGTTTAAACGTTCAAAAGCGAACCTGAATGGAGCTCTCTTATCGTTAAACTCTAAAAATAATCACCTGAATGGAATGATAGGTCAAATCTCTATCGTCATAAGTAAATTAATAAGTTAAAACGCACAAATATTGGAGATATGAAAATTAATAAATGGTTCGAAAAATATCAGAATGGGAAATATTTAATACTTGCAATTTTTATAATTGCTTCAATTTACTGTTTAATTCTTTATGCTTATCCTATCTATTTACAAACAGTATACATTAATTTTATCAGTAATAATCCTTCCGTGGGTTTAGGATATAATATTGGAACATTCGGAGATATGTATGGTGCACTTAACTCATTTTTATCCGCTGTAGCATTCTTGGGTTTACTAGTAACTATATTTCTACAAATTTATATTCATAAAAAGGAGATTGCAAGAGATGAAAATTTGAAGCTTCAAGAATATAATGAGAAAATTATATACTTAAGTTTTTCATTATCTAATTTATTGGATCAAATTAAGGTTCTAATTAATGCACTAGAGGAATGGAAATCAAATATGATAAATAAGCCTGATAGCGCTGAAATACTAAACTTTGAGCCATTATTTGATAGAAGTATTTTTGAAGAGCTAAACAATAAAATTGATCAGCAACACTACTTCACTGCATATTTACAATTTCACAAAGATTCTGAAATAATTCAAAATTTTCAATCCCTTAAACAAATAGATAATCGATATTCCAACTTTATCATAATATATGATAAGTACAAAGAATTTTTCAATTCAAATATTGTTCACCATAGAGACTATTACATTACATGTATTTCACTTATACCTGACCAAAAGATTCGATCTGAATTTAAAAATCTTCCCACGAACGATAATGGAGAAAGAGAACATTTTATTAATAAAACATTGGCTGGTAAAGTCTTAACACCTGAGTTTTCAAAAGTCCTTTCTAAACTTTTTAGATTGGATATAGAATTCAAACACAATAAATATAAATTAATTGAAGAATCCACTTCACTAATTAATCAACTCGAAAACAAATATCATAATTTAATACAATTTCAAAAGAAGATTTCAAAATCCATATAAAACCTGCCAACTGTGCAGGTTTTTTTATGCCCTTTAGACTGCCAAAAAAGCCGAAAAATAAAAGTTTTACTGTTTTACACCCTTGTGCCCATTGCCTACCTTCGTAACATAATAATCGACAATAAATCAATTAGTTATGTTCTATTTTAATCAAAAAATCCAACTCAAAAACGATTCAAAAACCTACATTTTCAAGAAGGAGGTTAATAACATTTTACTATTTCAAAGTCAGGGTCAAACCTTTGAGTTTCCTAAAGAAGAGTTTGCTCAAGACAATGTAATTGTCCTCTGGGAGACTGTCAATCTCTTTGGAGGTAAGCCAATTAGAAGACTTGCTAGAGCAAACTAATTGACGAGATTTTATACAATTGACATTTTTTTATACAACTGGTTTTCAACAATAATATGAAGAGTTTCAAATTAGGTGCCAACGCAGAAAGGCACATGAAGAAGTACGCCGGTACTTCTAACGAAGATTACATTGAGTTTGCGGCCCAAACAGCCAGAAAGGTTACCACCAGTAGATTCGACACCGAAATATGCGAAAGGTTAGATATCTACAATATCGCACACCTCCCTTACAAAGCCACACAGCTCCCATTTGGAATAGAGGAATATGAAGCAGATGACTATTTACTCGAGCATTCCAACAACCCCTTAGAGCTTGCAGAGCTTTGGCAGAAAGCAAAAGCGAACGAATCAAGCGACAGCTCAAAGAATCTTATCATTTCAGAGTTCCTGAAGCCATTCCCTCGAGAGAGCTTTGAAAGGTTTGCAGATAAGAATTGGCTTAGTGATGTAAGCAAAGCATGGTTCAATAAGGATGGTCTAGCGCTGGATGTTCAAGCTCAAGAAATGAACTCTCTGTTCTTTGTAGAAGATAAGATCACCATAGATGATTTGATTGAATTTGTAAGAACCTACAAACGATATAGCTACAAGTCACCAGCCACAATTTTAGTAGAACGTATAGAACAACGGTTCAAAGACTCCGCAGGCTTTCAAATTAAAGACTACTATGTCGAGCACTTGTTGAAGTCTTGCTATCCAAAGTATGAAATTGAAACCTTTGAAGACGTTCCCTTCTAATGGCAAAGACAGTAGATGTACCGCACGAGTTGAGGGAGTTCAACGAGGCATTTAATAAGCTTGGAGGATATCGCTGGGACGTAGCTGAAGTATTCCACGACCTCTTAGATTTTATGATAGCTTGCTGGTCACCACACGGAGATAAGGAACTGGCAGAAAGGCTCAAAAGAAAGTATAAGGATGATTACCATTACCTGAGCGCGATGATGGCAGCACTACTAAGGTGCTACAATGAAAGCTTCAAAAAACGCAATTGGTACGACGGATTAGGCACCTATTACGAAATCATAGCAAGTCGAAGCAAAAGCAGTGCCTTAGGACAGTTTTTCACTCCCGAAGGTATCTGTGACCTTCTCACAGAAATGAATGCAGATTATGCCAATCCACCAGTAAATAAGACCATTAATGACCCTGCATGTGGGTCTGGAAGGCTCCTACTATCCTTCCATGTGCGAGCTCCACAAAATACCCACTTTGCCTGTGATATCGACCCCATTTGCGCTAAAATGACGGCATTCAATATGTGCATACATGGAGTAAGAGGACAAATAACCTGTGGCAATGCCCTTGACCTTACAAGCAATTGGAGGTTTGGTTTTGAGATTAATAGATTACTCAAATTTGGAATTCCATCTATCGAACGAATTAACTCAAATCAATGCGCTCAATACCATTCTTTCGAGCAAATGGTAAACAAGTTTAAGGAAGATATGAAGGCGAAAAACGAGGTCATTACTGAGGAGAAAATACAACAAAAGATAGCCGAAAAGATTGCAAAACAGTCTGCCATTACGGGTCAATTATCTTTGTTTTAGACTGCCAAATTTACCGCAAAATAAAAGAATCACTGTTTTACACCCTTGTCACCATTGCCTAAATTCGTAATACAATAAATATCTGGTTTTCAAATAAATAACAAAGCAATGAAGCAATTCACAATTTACTACAGCACCCAAAAAGGAATTACGGGTGCCCTTCCTCTGTATGCTCAAAACGAGCAAAATGCGATTCAGATGTTCGAGGAACAATTCACTAAATGGACAATTGTCAGAGTAATTAAAGCATGGTAATGCAATTCAAAGACATAAGCTGGAGAGCTAGGCTCTCTGGCATTATGAAAGATGCCTGGCGCTTCTTCAGAAACGGAATTGTCAGCTTTTCACTATCACTCAAGCTTAGTTGGAAAGTTGCTAAAGGTGAAATTTCTACAACTCAAATCAAGAAAATGCTTAAGAAATGAAGATATCTAAAAAGCAATTGAAAGGGCTCACACTCTTTGAAAGAGAAGAGCTTTACAAAATCCTGACAGAAGGGACAAAAATCACAGCAGGTAAGACACAGAACAAAGGTTGGGTAGATACTCCACTTTTTCTGTCAGCCGAGGAGCAAAAGCAAATGAAACTTTTCTAATAAAAAGAAAGCTCCTAATCAAGTGTTAGGAGCTTATCCAGTTAACTGGTTTTCAAACAACAAAACGTTGAATGAGGCCACAAATTTACAACAATGAAACATCAAATCATAACGAAGAAGGGATATAGTGGCCCGGAGGTTATTTCAGCAATTCAAAAGTGCATCCGCAGAGGTTGGGAAAAAGAAGCACTATATTGGGCACTAGAGCTGTACGAGTCAAACTACTCAGAATGGCTTTGGAAAAGGCTTAGGATTATCTCAAGTGAGGATATCGGCTTAGCAGAGCCAAATATCTCAAGTGAAATTTGGGCATTGTATTGTATGTTTCGAGAAGCTGCCAAGAACAAAGAAGACAAGGGCGAACCCCAAAGGCTCTTTCTAGCTCACGCAGTAATAAAGCTCTGCAGGTCCAAAAAGAGTAGGCTAATAGATTGGGCTATCTTTTGGGAAATTCTTACACATCCATTCAAGCGCCTCGAGATACCAGATGTTGCTCTCGATAAGCATACCGACCGAGGCAAACGCTTAGGAAGAAGTTGGAAACACTTCTTTGAAGAAGGTTCAAAACTAGATCCACATGAAATACAGGAGCTTGAAGATGAGTATCGAGAGCTTGCAAAAAATGCCATTTCAAACAGTAATGAAATAGGCACACCAGAGCTATTCAGCGAATAACGTCCAAAAATGCTAATGAACCGCTTGCGATATTGCAGGCGGTTTTTTTTGTGCAGATAGATAAAAGTGTGATATGGGACGACCAAGAAAGCAAAGCCAAAGCTTAACCAAAATGAAAAATAAGCTAGGCGTACAGAAGAATAAGTTTGATGTGTACCACGAGTATTTGAGTGGTACGAAAGATATCGAAGAGCTGACCATCGAACAACAGGAAATGTTCGACAAATATAGCCTTGCTTGGAGCATGGCAAACATCGGGCGTACTGATGATATGATAGAAGCTGCTTTGCAAAAGAAGTATGATATCAAAAGTGGTATGGCTCGAATTATCCGTATCGAGAGCTTTGAGCTATTCGGCAATGTAGAGGATGTAAGCAAGAAAGGGCGCTTGATGGCGGCAATCAATTATTTCAAAACACTCTCCAACCTCGCACGTGCTGAAAAAGACTTCAAAACAGCTACAATGGCTTGGAAAGAGGCATCTACTCTAGAAGGATTGTACGAAGGAGAAGCAGTAGGCTTCAATCTTAACGACTTCAAGACAGCTCCAACCATTGTCTTTACCAACAATATCAACGTGCTTAATAAGCAAAACAAATCTATTGAGGACGATGAATAGTGAGGTAAAAGAGGTCTATATCAACGACAAACAGATGAAGTTTGGTCGAAGTCGAGCAAAAAGAAAAACGTTTCATGGTGGTCGTGGCTCAGGGAAAACAACAACCCTGGGTAACGACCAGTATCAATGTTTTTGGGAGTTGCCAAGAGCTACGACCTTGATTGGGGGATTGACTTATGTACAGCTCGACTCTGTAGTTTTACCAGGTATAGTAGCATCACTCGAAAGACTAAATATTCACGAATACAACAAGGCTCAACCCTTTGGTGTCTATGTTCTTGGGGTCAAACCTCCAGACCACTGGGGAACACCATACCAGAAAGTTGGGAAACGTGGCTATCAATATGCCATGACTTTTATCAATGGTTATACCATAAGATTTGTATCTCAAGACAACCCACAAACGCACAGAGGTATCAACTCTGATGCAATCCGTATCGATGAAAGTGCGACCATGGACGAAGATTTTATCAATACAGTCTTGTTGCCAACCATGCGAGCCAATCCAAATACCAAGTTGGCAAAAAGTCATTTGCACCATAGCTTTTACGATTTTTCGTCTGCGAGCTGGACACCAGAAGGAAACTGGATTTACAAAACGGAGGAATTATACAAAGAAATGCTCGAAAGAAGAGCAAAAATGACAAATGACGAAAAGCTCAAAAACCCTCCAGAATACCTATTTTTAGAAAGTACCTATAGAGACAATCAAGCCAATTTGCCTCTTGATTATGGCAAGCGCTTACAAGATCAACTTTCGGAACTTCAATACATGGTCGAAGTGGAGAATGAACGATTGGGCAAATTACCCAACTGTTTCTATTTCTCATTCTCTAACGCAAGGCATACTTATGTCAAGTCCTATGACTATGAATATGATGATAAGTCCAAGCTCCACCTATATCGCTCGAATGACTACCAATCAGACCGTGAGCTTGAAGTATCGCTCGACTTCAATGCTGATATATGTTGGGCTGTTACATGCCAAGAAGTTGGTCGTGAGTTCAGAGTCATCGACTCGCAGTTTGAGAAGTCGTCAGTCCTACAACCTGACAAAAACGTCATCTTAGAAAACGCTAAAAACTGGTGCAAAAAATACGCCTCACACCAGAAAAAAACAGTCAAAGTTTATGGTGACAAATCAGGAAAAAACCGCAACGCAGGCTCAGGTGGAGATAATGGTAACTTTTTTAGCCAGTTTATTAAAGTACTGACAGACGAGGGTTGGACCGTAATTAAAGAATATGAGAAGCAAGGCAAAAACCCTGCGCATAAAGATAAGTACATACTACTCAACCACCTATTAGAGGAATCTAACGAACGTGCGCCTAAGATACGATTCAATCAGAACACTAATAAAGTACTCATCATAGCCATGTGTCGCACCCCCATCATGACAGATGGCACCTTCAGGAAGTCGAAGAAGAGCGAGACATCAGGCGACATGGTAACGAACAGAGAGTATGCTACTGATGGCACCGATGCCCTTGATTACATACTCTATGCAAAGTATAGAAAGTTTATGCCAGGAACGAAAGCACAACAAAATACTTTCGACTCCTTCTAAGCTATCGATTCATACAGATTCATTCCGATTCTAACCGATTCCTCAACCCTCAGTAATGGGGGTTATATTCTATTTTTTCGGAATGGCAATTGCCGTTGCCGTCAAAGGGCGGGTGCCCTTCTCGTAAAAGGTTACACTCGTTTTTGAGTTTATTCGACGTAACTATCAGAAAGTAAAACGATTATAATTTTTTTCATTAAAAAGTGTATCAAAAAAGTGTCCTAAACTATCCTAAAACAACCGATTAATATTGAATTGTAAATGTTTAAAACCGATATGAGTAAAAAAATCAGTCTTTCACAAGCACTTGCTATGCTTTGCCGTCCTGACGAAAAGCATAATATCCGCTATCGCAAATCGTCTGCGGGTCAACTTGGTGTAGCTGGTAGCAAAGATGGCGTAACCATTCGAACTGCGAAAAGTGAAAAGCTCAATATGCTTTCTGCGTCAAAGAAGTTTGGTGCGGATGGAATCATCAAGCTTTGGCATACTCGCACGAATCAAGACTTCGATATTGTGATAGACCTTTTGACTCATATCGATGGGATGGAAATCGTGCACCCGTATAACTAAGGTTTGTATGTCAGTTGTTGAGTTGTCGAAGAGCATCTATTTGTTGAGAAACGAAGATGCAAGAGTGGGGGCGTTTGTGGAAGTAGTACCCTCAACACAAGATACGAGTTTCCCAAGCTCCAGCATAGCTGCGGGCTCAGGTAGCTATGATGGATTATCGCACATTCGATGGGGTTCGCAAGATGAAAAGCCTTCAGAGATGCACAGGCTTGCCACCGATTCGCCAAACAAATGGCGTTTGATTGAAACCCGTCGAGATTTTTTGATTGGTAATGGCGTGCGCTTTGGTATCGAAAAACCTAACGGCGCCAAGATGGAACGTGAGCTTTTGAATCCTTCACATAAGGACTACTCAGCTATTAGCGATTATATCCGCTCATTGGATAAGGTTGGGTATTTTGGAGATGCTGCTTATCAAGCAAGCTTTTCGGGTAATGTCTTCACAGGAATTCCCCTAGATAGAACTGGAAGAGCTGAGCTAATTAATTGCCTCGATTGTTTCGAGATGCGAATAAGAGCTTTGGCACAAAACGAAAGTCGTGTGTCTGCTTACATTCGGAATCCAAATTTTGGAAAGCGTAATTACAAGAAAGCAGATGGAGTTCCATTACCTGCTTTCAATCCAGCTAATCCCAAGGCTTTTCCTTTTGCTGTATATCACGCAAAACACAAATTGCCTGGGCAACCTTTTTACTCGTTTGCGGCATGGTGGGGAACAAAAGCGTGGACAGAAGTAGCAAACCAAATTCCGAAATATCACCTTGAGGGTTTGACTTCAGGGTATAATATCAAATATCTGATCAAGTTCCCGGACGATTATTTTGACCGTGAAGGGCTTGAAACCGAAGAGGAGAAAGATGAACATAAGCGCCGTGTACTCAACCAAATGAAAGAGTCTCTTGCTGGCAAGAAAGACAAGGCTGTTGTAACCTACTACAAGTACGATATTCAGTCGATGAAAGCTTTGCCAGGCGTTGAGATTGTTCCTTTGAAAAATGACATGACGGACGATGCTTACGTGTCTCTTTTCAACACGGCCAACATTGCTCAAGCTAGTGGACATGGTGTAATGCCAGTGCTTGCGGGTATCGACACTGGAGGAAAATTGGGAGGCTCAGGCAAGGAACTTGAAGCGGCAGCCATGTACCAGCAGAAGTTTATGACCTATAGTGATAGAGCTTTGTTGTTACGCCCTCTCATTGAAGTTCAGGACCTTAACGGATGGGACTCGAAAATTAAGTTTTGGTTTGAGGATATCGAAGTTTACGTAACGGACTCAACCCCTACCAATTCGCCAGCAAATCCAAATAATCCAGCTAAGCAAACAAACAAAGATGGCAACACTAATTAAGAATATTGCAGAGCTCAAGAGTGTTATTGGGGGCATTCAAAAGGACATGAGTGATGCCAATTTTATGCCTTTTGTGAAGTCTGCGGAGACTCGGTTTATCATGCCGATTATTTCGGAAGAGTTTTACGACGAGCTTACAGCTCTTAGCAATCCGACAACCAAACAAGCTAGGCTAATTGATTTTCTTAAGCAAGCTTCTGGTCATTATGCCAATATGCTCAGCACAATCAAGATGGTGCTGAGTAGAGGCGATATCGGCTTGATGCAAAACAAAACTGGTAACTCGGTCGCAATTACCAAGTGGCAATACGTAGCAGATATAAAAGATTCTCGAGAGAAAGCGGATGCTGCTTTGGAAGCTGCTTTGAAATACTTGCATAAGAACAAGGCTGATTTTCAAACCTTCCTTTCTTCAGACGAATACAAGGCATCTGCAAACTTGCTGATTCCGACAGCTACCATGCTCACGGAGTTTTTGCCAGTGGTCGATAACTCCCAAATTTTCTACTTACGATTAGCGAATTACATAGCAAAACAACAAAAGTATTATATCGTGCCCCTAATTGGAAAAGAACAACTGGAGGCATTCAAGACAAAGGCTAGACAAGCAAGTCCGAATTGGACGGAGAAAGAGCAAGAGGCAATGGACTTGCTTTGTCATGCCATCGCAAACCGTGCGTTTGCTGAGGCTATTCCATTTCTGAATATCAATATTGATATGCGCGTCGTGAGCGAAACGGATGGCGTATTGAATGAGGATGACCTTAGTGCAGACCGCAAAACGGGTATGCAAAGAGCCTGCTTAGAACAAGCAGAAAAGTTCTCGAATATGCTAGTGAAGTTCCTTAACAAGAATGCTTCAGCTACAGAATTTCAAAGTTTTTATAGTTCAATTTTTTATAAGCCAACATTAGGACTTAGAGACCTGCCGCCAGTTGAGCCGGGTGCGCCCCTAGTGTTATAACTCAAATCACGATGACAAAGGCGAATGCAACGAGTGTGGCGGAAGATGTAGTGAAACCGCCAATCGTTTTGAAAAACAACAACTTCGAAAAGCAGGAAGAGGAGCTTCAAGCTGCTATCGTTAATGCTCAAAAGCAGCTTGAAGCTACTAGAAAGCAGAAAGCTGATGCTCAACAAAAAGAGCAAGAGCAAAAGAGAATCAGAAAAGCTGCTTTGATAGCTGAAGCGGAGCATTATGAAGCGCTCGCAAACGAACCAGACCTTAAAAAGTCTGACGTAGATAATCGTCTCCAGTGGGCGGCTGAAGCTCGCAATCAAGCAGCTTTAATTTATATCGAAGGTGAAGAGCAACCCGAACCAAGCTTTGTGCAGAAAATCAGAGAAAAGCTCACATCACTCTTTGCCTGGCTTTTTGGTCACGGTCTTGGTTGGACCTTCCAGATTGCAGTGCTTTTCATTGTTGCTTATTTCTGTTACAGCAAAGTGATGGATTGGAAAGTAGCTATTCAGGCTATTAATGCAAAGTATGCAGCACTCGACCAACCAACCCAAATGCTTGCACCACCATTGGACGAAACAGATTTGCAAAAGGTCTTCTACGACAAGTTTGTATTGTTTATTGACCTGTTCACGGCCTTTGTGATAATGCTAATTCTAGCACCAGATAAACTATTTCAAATTTTACCTTTTGCCAAAATCAGTAAGAAAATATGGAGTGGATACGCAACTCTTCCAGAACAGCAAAAGCAATGGTTGTCTTTTGCATGGTGTGCTTTGGTGTTACTTGTAACAATTTGGAGTCACACGCACAACAGTACCATCCGATAGAATTGGAATTGCGTAATGCCATTTTTGACACGCTGAGGTATTACACAAATTTCACAGTCGAACAAACTGGCAAGAATGACCATTGGGCAATCTATCGTTTCAACAAGCTCCAAAAAGGTGCAAAAGGACGTGCATGGTGTTCCGATTTTATTTTGTACGGATATCACAAAAACGGAGTCTATCCTCCCTTGGTTACGGGTGTCGCCTACAGTTGGAAAAAGAAAAAGACCCTTGTCTACTGGCCCGCAATGGGTGTAGATGTCCGTCGAATAAAACAACTGGTGAACATGATGGATGTCGTAGTATTCACATGGTCGCACGTCGAAGGTTATACCGATTCCAATGTTCGAGGTCCCATTACCATCGGTGGAAATACCAAGGGAGGCAGACCCAAAGAAGGAGCCTATTATCCTATACATAGGTACTGGAGGGATGTCAGAGGGATTTATAACCACGTGACCCCATGGCTAAAATCTCATGAGAGCTCTGCGGCCATCAAGATGAGTTTCAACTTTCAAACCTTATAAATTATGCTTAATCAAAATGAAATTGGCTTGGTAGACAGATTTCTTTCACCAACGCCAAAGGTATTCGGTACCATCCGAAACATTGGAGTTATCCTAGCTGCTTTAGCTGGAGCAATTATGACTATTGGAAAGGATATGCAATTGCCTACAATCCTAACCATGATTGCCGATAAGGCAACTGTTATTGCTGGACTCATTGCGGCCACCATTGCTCAGCTCACTGTAGACTACAAGGAGAAGAGTTTAGAGGATGTAGGTAGGGAGATTTCTGGAAGCTCTTCTTGGTTTACAATCCTTATACTATTTAGCCTCTCTCTATTTTCGTGCACATCTCCAGTAGTTCGAGGGAAAATAGTCAAGCTGGAGAACAAGCCTCCCAAAGTAATAGCTGGTATTCATTTCAATCAGAAATGGAACGTAACTATTGAGGATTACGGTCGGTTTCGAACTTTGGCTATCAATAGAGCTGAGTGGATACATCTCAAGCCAGGGCGAATCTTTTATGCTGGAAAGTAATGGAATGGCTCAAATCACAATTAATACAAAAACTGATAGCGAAGCTATCTGGTGGATGGAGCTCGCTAACAAATTGGGTACTGAAATACAAGTGGTATTTGGTAGCACTGTTCCTGCTGATGGTCATCGTACCTCAAGTGCTTCGATGTCAGGGGCAAAAAGAAAGCTCGAAACCTCTAAGCTCAGACACCCAAAAAAATGTTAGGTCAACTCAATACATCCAAAAGAGCGAGAAAGCTAGGTTGGCTTCTCATGCTCGTATCGATTCTATGCACAGTAATGACGTGCAAAGGTCAATCGACTCCCTATTCAACAAGTGACGAGCTAGAGCAAGTCAAAAAGTTGGTACCGAAAGGATACATTGTTTTTACGGTCGATGGTGCTAAAAAGGCATTGAAGTACAGGGAAGATGCCCTTGCATTTGACTATCAAAACAAGATCAAGGATACACTTATTACTAGCCTCAGCAATGAAAATGCTTTGCTGAGGCAAGAAAACACCAACTTGAAAAAGGAGGTAAAACAATTGAAAACTGCCAAAACTCTATCGACCATTGAACGGTGGGGTTATCGAGCACTGTTGTTAGCAAAATATATTGGACTGCTGTGAAAAAAATTCGTGTAGGTGATATTTGGTCGGGTAAAATTCCCGAAAATTTCGAAGAGTGTAGCTTTTTCCAAAAGGAGCTGGCACTTACGGCAAAGCATTATTTGAATAATCCCGAGATATCGTTAGAAACTTACAACGATATCCGGAAAGATATCACATTGGTGCTTAGTCGAATACCCAATAAGGCATTCAAGCTGCTTATAACCGAACAGCGACTTGCCTTATATCGCTTGAGTGACTGGGTGAAATTCTTTGAAGTTACCAAGAAGCCTTTCGAATATTTCAAAGTAGATGATGTGAAGTACTATTTGCCAGGGGAGCGGTTTTCAAACACGAGTGCTATCGAGTACGCTATGTCATTACTCCATTATGCTCATTTTACTAATCATTCCCGTTTTGATTCTGCTTTTAGTCTAGTGGCGACTCTATGCCGCCCAGAGCGAAAAGACTTATTGGAGTTCCGGAACTCTACAAAATGGAATGGGGATGTAAGAGAAGAGTATAACACTATCCTTGCCGACGAGCGTGCGGCCGTTTTCAAGGAAAAGTTAAGTTTTGGGGTTGTTGCTGGCGTACAAGAATATTACAGCAATATGCTCAAAGGCTTCATTGACCGATACAGTTCCCTATTTGAAGAAGCTGAAGGAATGCAACCTCTTTTCCCATCAGGTGAAGGATGTATTGCTATGCTAGAGGACGTTTCAGAATCGGGAATTTATGGCAATTTCAATGCTGTTTGTGCAACGCCTATCGAAACTATCTATATGTACCTAAAACATAAGAAAGTAAAGGCGGAAAAGGAGGAAGAAGATATGCTCAAGGCGCAGGAAGAATGGCGCCGAAAATTTGAAACTTAAAAGGGTAACTTAATTATGAATTTTTCACTAGCAATTGTAGCACTTAACTTAGGTAAGAAAGTGCAAAGAAAAGGTTGGAACGGCAAAGGCATGTTCATTTTCAAAACTGAAGGTAGAGAAATTGAGCTTGAGCAATTTGGCAAGTTCAAAAATGGTAACTCAGAAGCCATCGAAAAGGCTAGAGAAATTGGAACCCACAAAGGGGATATCGTCAAAATCAATGCTCATATTGATATGGTATGTGCCGATGGTTCTATTACGGTTGGATGGGTGCCATCACAAACTGATATGTTAGCCGACGATTGGCAAGAATTGAGTTTCTAAGATCCTCTAAATCTATTCCCTAAAAACCTCTTATACTCTATGTATAAGGGGTTTTTGTTCTTCATAGATCTTCCTATTTTTCATTCTAAATAAGTCCAAATAATCCTATTTCTCAATATGTAATTTCATCAAAAAACAGCTACGAAGATGAATTACATTTTTTCAGACTTAGAGAGTACTTCTAATTACCTTGAGCAATTTGCCCAAAATCATGTCGATGCTCCCTATTTCGTTTTCGGCACAGAAGAAGATGTCATGCAGGCATCTACTCAAGAGTCTTTTCATTACCCTTGTTTATGGCTTGACCTCCCTCATATCTTAACCGAGAATAACGAAATGTCAAACCTTATGGAGAAATACCGTTTCTCTATAACCTGTATGTATTCAGGTCAATTGGATGACAAACTTACCCGTATTCAGGCATATCAAAAAGCAGTTCGACTACTCCAAAACCTTCAAAATAAGCTTAATGCAGATAACCAAAAAGGGCTGATTGTCTGCGAGCTAACGGGTATGCAAAAGGTACCACTTAACCCTTTCCTTTTCAACTCAAGCCACTATGGCTATATTCTCAATTTTGAAGCTTCTTTTCACGCAAATGATGTTTTGAACTATTAATATGGATGCACTATCTAACTCGACATTTGAGCCAATGTGCTTGAGTCGAAATCCAATTGAAATTACTGTTGATGCCTTCGACCCCGATGTAGTGAATAGAGCTGGCATTCGATATTACCTCGATGTGTTTTTGCCAGCCTATTATCGTGCTAGTACATTCGAGAAAAAAGCTACACAGGAGGCAAGTGAACAGCCTCCGTACATGATTGGTACCTCCAAAGTTTTTCCAGGTGCAACCTTCAGTATCGAGGAGTTGATTGATTCCTATTTGGGAATCAAACCACCAACTTTTGGACAGTCAAAAATATCTGTTTGCCCGGAGGCAACTGTTAATTTTTACACAGCTTACAAAGCAAAGAAAGGTACCATAGAGCAAAGTGGTACTGGACAAATTTTGTGGGCTATCAAAGGAGGTATTCAGGAAGAATATTTTGCAGAGTGGAAAGATACTTTTTTTACAAACTATATCGGCGCCCGCAGGTCTTTTCTCACTTTTCAGGATACTACCAAAAAGTTACGAAAAGATGCGCCCGAATATTTGTATTGGTTATCCAATATTTCACCGACACCCGCTAAGATCACCACAAGGGTCGAGGTGACCTATGAGGATAATACTAGCGAAGTTATTAGCCGTGCCGAGCTGTCGGGCATTATCCCTTATACGGTCTACTGTGTGCCTGTTGGTCCAACAGTGCTCGGATTAGGAGACTTACCCAAGGTTGTTAAGTCCTACAAAGTTTGGTTATCCAACGAATCTCAACAAAGACTTACGGAGGCTCGGCAATATGATATCGACTATTCCTACGAACGAAATATTCGATACATTATCTATCAAAATAGCATTGGTGGTTTTGATACCATTTGCCTCACTGGTCAGGGAACCGAAAATGTAAAGGTATCCAGACAAATTTTTGAAAGAGAACAGCCTTTTAACTACTCTCCTACATTTTCCGAGCGTACTACTAACCGAGTTAATGGTTTTCGAGAGCTTATCGTAAATACAGGATGGATATCAAAAAAAGACCTTTGGAAGTACCATGATTTGATGTTAACCAAACAAGTTATACTCGTCACTGATAGGGAATACATACCCCTTGTAATCGTCAATGACTCTTTACTCAAGGAGCAAGACGATGATAATTTGACAGGTCGAGAAATAACCTTTGAGTACTCGAACCGTGAAACCAATGTAACCCCATTGCCTATTGCAGCAGCCAAGGTGGAGCGTCCAACGAGCTGGCGCCCTTACCAATATGGAGGATGTTTATTGGATGCGAACGGACGACGTGCGGGGCTTCAGCAAGTTAACATTATCGAAAAATATTATCTCGATAATGGTGCAAGTGTAAAGCCCCTTCAGATTAAGCCAAACACTCCCGATACTGAAGGGTACATTCCTCCAGTACCAACGCCATCATGTACACAGGCAACAACTCCATTTTTGTCTGTAGCAATAAATAGAGTAGGTTCCTATACTCGGAATAATTGCCCAAATGGACAAACAGGCTCAAAAGCAGTTGTTATAGTTCCAGCTCAGGCATACGGCTCGGAGCTGTCGCAAGCCGATGCAGATGCAAAGGCTGAAGCGGCTTGGAGTAGGCTCAATACACAGGAATATGCCAATACCCCTGCCAATGGTGCTACCTGTTCGGTTGCTCCCGAACTGTACGCCATAGCTGGAGGAGTACCCGCAGGTAAATTTAATTACCGTTGGTTCGATAAGTCTGGAGGCGACTCAGGTGGTCAGCTCTACGGAGGACCTGGCGCTTATGGAACTGGAGCTGAAGTAGTCTACGGCGTTGGTTGGGCTATTCAGTCGAATACCAACCCTGCATCTGTTAAGTATCCGCAGGGTTCGAATGATTGTATTTTGCCATGTGATAGCGGTGGTTTCGACTATCGTATGACAATGGGAGGTAACCTACTCCAAAAGACTATTAAGCTCTATTATAATGGTGTGCTCAAGGTCAATCGAGTTGTTACGCCAGCCGAGTTTCAAGCAAATAATTATTATATCTCTGTCACGTTTCCGACCCCTATACCATCATCGGCAACGGTGTATTTGTCTGTAGAATAATATGAATTACGATGCAGAACTAGAAAAAATGATGGCTGAAATCATGCAAGAAGCTGAAAAGAATTTTCAGGATGCCATCGAGCGGAAAAGGCTAGTATTGACCGATGAACTGAAAAACTCCTTTCAGCGATTTGTCGTCAAAAAAGCTACAGGGATAGCGGGGGAAATTGTTTTCGATGGATATGGTCGTTACAAGGATATGAAGGTGTTGAGCTATAATATGCACATGCCTCCAACCGATGCAATGGAATTTTTCATCGAAAAAACGGGTATTACAAAATTTGCTTACGTGCCAGGCTATAAGAACAAACGAGTAGAAAGTATTGCGGACGTTAATCGCCTAGCGTGGGCATTTTCGAAAAGTAAACGAATGGCTGTGAGTGCTAAGCGTGGATATCGTGGGACTTGGTACAATGAAAACAAAATGAAGATGATTAACACAGCCAAGAAACGGTTGAAGTGGTTGACCTCAGAGTTTGTAAGTTGGCAGATAGCACAGCAACTTTCTGGTACCACCTAAAATGCGAACAGAATAGAGAAAAAGTCATGATGCAAATTGCACCATGACTTTTTTTTTGTGATAGATGGAATTTGTAGAGAAAGCAAAAGTCGTCCTCGAACTGGAGGATGAAGAACCAAGAGTTAGTCTTGAAAGCTTAAAATCTGAAGCTAGAGAGATTAATAAAGAGCTCCGCAATATGAAGGAGTCGGGGCAAGTTGGCTCAGAAGCTTGGAAAGAGCTGAAGGAGCGACAACGTGAAGTTAATGCCGAGCTCAAGGAGTTCACAAGCAACATCGACCTGAATGATGCAAGTATGAATGAGCTGACAGCTCGTTCACGACAGCTTCAGTCTGAACTCAATAAGCTTAAAATTGGCTCAGATGAATGGATTGCAAAGCTAGAAGAGCTCAATACTGTCAACGGCATTATTGCTGAGGCAAAAGATGCTGCCAAAAATTTCGGAAAAGTGATTGAGGACAATGCTCAGGCAATTGACCTTAATACCGCTTCGATGGAACAGCTACAGGCGCACTCCAAGCTACTACATGCACAGCTCAATCAGCTTACTATTGGGTCAGATGAATGGCTTGACAAGCTGGATGAAATCCAAAAAGTCGATGGCATGATAGACAATGCCAAAACCGCTATGAAGGGCTTTGGCAATGAAATCGACCTTAATAGTGCATCCTTTAGTGAGCTTCAAGCCCATGCTAAAAAGCTAGAATCGGAGCTCCATCAACTCACTGTTGGCTCAGATGAATGGATAGAAAAACTCAAAGAGCTTAATACTATCAATGGTCGCATTGAGTCTGTAGAAAAGCAGATGAAGGACCTTGGCTATGAGGTTGACAAGCAAGAATCTCTTTGGGACAAAATGAAAACGTCGGCAGTAGGTGTTTTCACAGGCTCAGGATTGTTAGACCTTGCTCAAGGACTTGCGTCCCAAGTGATGGAGCTTGGTAAGGAAATTTTTGAGACTACAGCAAAGTTCGAAAAGTACGAGGCTGTTTTGAAAAACTCGCTTGGTTCGCAGGAAGCTGCTTCAGCGGCTATGGGCGACATTAAAAAGTTTGCGGCTGAAACTCCCTTTTCAGTCGATGAACTTACTGAAAGTTATGTGAAATATATCAACCGAGGTATTCAGCCTTCAATGGAGGAAATGCGAAAGCTTGGTGATATAGCTGCTTCACAAGGAAAGAGTTTTGACCAACTTACAGAAGCTGTACTCGATGCGGCCACTGGTGAGTTCGAACGTCTCAAGGAATTCGGTATTCAAGCCTCCAAGTCGGGCGACCAAGTGGAGCTAAGTTTCAAAGGAGTTCAAAAAACAGTTGCTAACACTCCCGAATCTATACAAGCAGCTTTGCTTTCGTTTGGTGAATTGGAAGGTGTTGTTGGTGGTATGGCGGCTATTAGCCAAACACTGGAGGGACGAGTATCCAACTTAGGGGATAATTTTGACACGCTTAAATTAACTATTGGTGAAGGTTTGAAGCCTGTTTTTGGCTTACTAATCGACGTAATGAATTGGGGTATTACAGTCGTTCAGGACCTATTCACTGGGACAAACCCTCTTTCTAACCTTTTCGAGAGCTTAGGCGACATTTTGGGAAGAGTTTGGGACTCTGCGGTAAGCCTTTTCGAATCTTGGATGGATGGTGCAAAGTCATCAGGCTTCCTCCAGACGGTTATCGATAATATTACTTTCTCACTCAAGGCGGTTGCCACAGCATTTTTGGCAGGACTTACGGCCATCAACGTTTTTATGGACGGGCTCAATGCTGTTATCAACAAAGGTAAGGAGGTCGCCAACTTTTTTGGTGCAGATTTCAAAATAGATCCAAAGGCGAACTTTGACACGCTTGCTAAAAATGCTCAAGCAAATTTCGACTCTATCAAAAAGATGTGGTCGGATACTAATACGGCAAACGTAGCAACGACCACGGCCACAAATGCTAAGATTCAGCAGGAGCACGCCAAGACTCAAGACACCATGACCGATAAGGAAAAAAAGGAACTTGAGAAAAAGCAAAAGGAGAAAGAAAAGCAACTTGCCCAACAGAAAAAGGCTGATGACAAACTTAGAGCTGATACCGAAAAGGCTGAAAAAGACTTGGATAAGAAGCTCGAAACGATGCGAATTAAGGCAATTGCCGATGAGAAAAAACGCAAAGTAGAAGAAATCAACTTCAAGTACAAGCAGGAAGCTGATGCCATCAAAAATTCGATTGCTTCAGAAACAAAGAAAAACGACGCCCTCGAAAAACTCGAAAAAGAGCGAATTAATGAAGTTGAAAAGGCAGAAACTGACTTTCGCAAGAAAAAGGACGATGAAGATAAAAAACTTCGCGACAAAACAGCAGCTGAAGAGAAAAAGCTAAGAGACGAGCGTCTGAAGGAATCCAAAGCCCTCTTCGATGCAGAATTTTCGGCTGAAGTTGCCAAGGCACAAAATACCCTTGACCTTACAAAAAAGAACTCGGCTGAAATGTGGGATGCAAAGCGCAATCTACTCGAAACCGAATGGAGATACAAGCAACAGCAGTTAGCCAACGAAGCAGCAGCCGAAAAAGCCCGGATTCAAGAAAGTATCTCGGATACCGACCAGAGGCGCATCGCTCTCGAGAACATAGACTCAAAGCTTAAGTCAAAACTTTCGACCGAAGAGCAAAAGTTTCAGCAGGATAAAACCAAGCTGAATGAGGAGCAAAACAAACAGCGCGAGGAAAATAACAAAAAGTTTTTTGAGGGATTAGATGCGGCCATGAAGGGCGACTTCACGTCGTTCATGAAGTTTTTGGCTGATAAAGTCAAAAATGATAAGGACGCCAACCTCAAAAAGCTTCAGGATTTTAGCGAGAAAACGCAACAAATTTCGGATGCTGCACTCCAGGGAATTGAAACCTTGAAAAAGCTCAACCAACAGTTTCTTGAAAGTCAACTGCAAAAGATCACCGCAGAAAAAAACGCACAGCTCGAAAGCTGGCAAAAGCAGTATGATAGCGGAAAAATTACCAAAGAGCAATTTGAAGAGGCAAAAGACAAGATAAATACCGAAGCAGCAGCCAAAGAGCGTCAAGCTCGAAAAGATGCCTTTGAGCGTGAAAAAAAGATGAATATTGCCCAAGCTGTAATTAACACAGCTCAAGCAGCCTTGAAATCTTTCGCCATGTTCGGCTGGCCCATCGGTGCTATTATGGCAGCACTTGCTGCGGTTGCAGGTGGTATCCAAGTAGCGAATATCTCCAGACAACAGTTTCAAGGTCGTGTCGGTGGTGTCGTAAACTCTGAAGGGAAAATTTTCGCACGTTCAGGGGCTTCGATTCCTCGCAATGCCTTTGTGAGTCAAGGCGACTCGCATGGTAGCAAATATGGAGAAGCCGGTATCGCAATGATTAACCGTCGAACGGGTCAAGAAGTTGGCGAAATTGAAGGCGGTGAGCCTGTAATGGTGCTGAGCCGTAATACTTATAAGAATAATGGTCCAATCGTAGATAAGCTACTCAAAAGCTCCATGTACCAAAATGGTGCACCCATCACGATGGCAAACGGAGGTATTTTGACAGCTTCAGGCAATCGAATGTATGCCGATGGAGGAACAGTAGATACGAGTGGTGCCGACAGCTCTGGAGCTAGTGCCTCAAGTGTTGCGATTACTCCAGCTAATACGGATGCGATGATGGAGGAATCAAAGAAATCGGCTAAAGATATGGCAGAGATTAAGCAAAACACCGCAGATATGCGAGATTTGCTCAAGAACTCGAATAATCAGAGCTTCAAGCTGACCAATTTGGGTAATAATCAACTTGTTCAAATTGCTCGTGCATTTATGGATGTTTTCAATGCCCATACCAAAACATTCAATTCCATTAATTCGATTGCCCAAGTGTCTAAGGAATTGTTGGAGGATAATGTTACGAAGCTCAACGATATCGACAAGTCTCAGCGCGATGCTCTTACTCTTGTGGTTACAACCTTACGTAAACAGCTTGATTTTGCACAAAAACATTCCATTGATACTAAGACTTTTTGGAATGCAGCTATCGACGAAATTATGCAGCAGCATCAGGACCTTTTTGATGAAGGTTGGAAGCTCAAGAGACAGCTCCACGATGCAAAAACTAAGTCAGAAAACGAGTGGAGAGCTGACCAAAAGAACCTAAAAATGACTGGGCTAATGTTACAACGTTATATTCTGTCAGAGCTCCAGTCACACGGCCAAAAGCTCGACCAAATTCGAGATAAGCCAACAGGGACAGGCGATATTTTGCACACATTAGGACGAATTGAAGCCAATACGGCCAAATCAAACTTGAAGTAATATGGATTTCTATTTGCTAATCGACGGTAAACAGGTGCCTTGGCAAAGCACCAACAAGGTAGTTTTCGAACGCTATAACCCACTTTTTGACTTTTCGACTGTGCAAGGGTCGAAAGTCAATGATTTTGTAATACCATTTTCTCCAGTATCAGATCAACTTTTCAACTGGTACTATTTGCCACAAAGTCAGCTTAGCTCAGTGCAGTATTTGTGCGAAAAGTATGCTTATGGTGTCTTGATTGAATGTGGCTTTATTTATTTGGTTGATGTCTCTGAAGATGGTTATATAGTTGCTTTTACGCAAAACTTAAGCGAGTTTTTTGGAGACTATCAGCGGACAACTTTCAATAAGTTACCGCTTGGAACAGAGGCTATACCCACCAATTTTGTGGCTAATGTAGACCACTTAACGGCAAAGTATGCCTTGCCTGTTATAATCAATAGTGGTTTCTATGGTAACGAGTCGGCACCCTGGTACACTGGACGGATGAACGACTACAGTGCAGGAGCATACATAGCAGACAGTACCAAAGTACCTATGCTATTTGTCCGGTATTTGTTCGAGCGAATGCAAGCGCTTTGCAACTTCACAGTAGAAGGGGAATTTTTCACAAGCGAACTATACAAGCGAATGCTAATGTATAATACCTTTTCGCTCGACGACCTCACGACTATCGAATATGCCAATCATTTGCCAGAAGAGCAAACGATAGTCGATTTCCTGCTAGACTTACGCAAGCTTTTCAATGTGGTTTTTTTCTTCGACGTACAGGCAAGAAAGTTAGTAGGGAAATTCGGAAAAACACTAATGAACAGCGAAACCCGGTTGAACTTTACGGGTAAGGTCGCCCCATCCAAACGACGTACCCCCGAAAAGCTCAACCGTCTGGAGCTGGACTGGGAGCGAGAGAGTAACGATGATTTGATGAAAGTACCTCCAACCGATTTTGAAAAATACACTACAGCTCCACAGGAGCAGGGAGTAGTTGGGCAACTGTTTAGCCTAAAAACGAGGATTAGTACTCTAACCAAGGACACGGCCACTGGCTTGGCAATTGCCAAACAGGCGGGAGTTTCGACAAGACTTAATCAAGGCTCGAACACCTTCAAAACTAGAATCTTGTTTTGGAATGGAATAGTGAACGGATTGCCAACAGCCACTAACGAAATGCCAGGTATTCGATTAGCCTGGCATGGTAGCAACAATCTAGTAGATAACTTTTGGAGTGAATACGAGAGCTGGAGACTGACAGCCTCTATGCGTCCCCTCAGTATCAATCTCAGTGCTTTGGACCTAGCAGATACCGACTTTCACAGAACTTCAGGGGCAAATATTGCCTTTCACCACAAAGGACGAGATTACTATATAGCCTCTATCAAAACGCAATTGCCATTGACAGAGGCTAGTGAGGTTGAGGCTTGGATTAGATAATTAATTATATTAGTGCTAAAAAAATAGTTATGATTGTAAAAACCATTTCGCTTACTACACTCAGAGGTTTCTTAAGCGCTTTCTTAGAAATAAGTCCAACTATTAATTTATTTGTTGGTAAAAACAACTCAGGAAAATCTACAATTCTAAAATCTGTGTATTCTCTTCAAAATCAGATTTTAAATGACGAAGATGTTTCAATCGGATATGATAGTGCTCGAATTTTTATCCAATTAGAGCATTATTCTCGAAAGATTGAAGTAGACGAAGTTATTTTAATGGGAAATGCAATTAACCGAGGTATTCCATTGTACTCCTCTACTGCCAAGAAAGGCGCCTTATTTAAAAATCAAGATTTCTACATTAAGAAAGATGAAATCTATATCCTACCTTTTTGGTCAGGTCGTAAAGTTGAAAAATACAATCAACAGATTGGCTATGAATCTGTTAATTCATTTACTGGAAAGCTAGACAATATCATTCCCAAAATTGATTCAATAAATAATGATTCACATCCTAATTTTGAACTTTTCAAGGAATCTTGTGAAAAGATATTGGGGTTCAGAGTCACTACAATTCCAGTACCTAGAGGAAAAACATTAGGTTTTCAGGTCTATTATGGTGCCTATATAGCGATTGAAGCTATGGGAGATGGTGTGCCAAATTTACTTGGTCTCATTTATGAAATATGTATGGCAGAACGGAAAATAGTTCTAATAGAAGAGCCTGAGAATGATATCCATCCTGGTGCTCTGAAGGAGCTAATGAATTTGATAATAAAAAAATCTGAAACAAATCAATTTTTTATTTCGTCTCATTCAAGTGTTGTACTAAAACAGTTAGGTGCATCAGAAAGTGCTAAGGTGTTTGCTATACGGTCTGAAATCCAAACTAATGAATTTGATTTAAGAGAAGTAGTGGCAACAATACAAGAAGTAAGTACTTCTGATGAAAGAATAGAATTGCTTAAGGAGTTAGGATACGACGTATTTGATTCCTTTTTCTACAAATATTGGATACTGCTTGAGGAATCCTCTGCAGAAACTATAATAAGGTATCTTATAGACTGGTTTGTCCCAGGTCTTCGACATAAGGTGAAGACCTTTTCTTGCAGAGGGTTTACAAATGTCAAATCGAAATACAATTCATTAAAAGATTTATTCGTATTTCTACATATGCACGAATTGTATGAAAATGCAATTTGGGTAATTCTTGATGCAGGAGAAAAAGAATCTCAAGTGATTGAAGAATTTCACAAATGTTTTATGAATAAAGTATATTCTAATCGATTTAGTCAATTTTCTAAACATGATTTTGAAGAGTACTACCCTCCGGTATTTGATGCTGATTTTCAGGAAATCAGGAATTGTAAAGATGATAAATCAAGGTTAAAAAAAGAACTACTCCTCAAAGTAATCGATTGGATAAATAGTAATTCGGAACTAGCTCGCTCAGAATTTGAAAAAAGTGCTTCCGAAGTCATAAATAAATTAAAAGAAATTGAAAGTGAATTACTCAAACAATAATTTTGATAAACCATCTGCTTCAATCGTCTCCTCACTCCCAAAATAATTCTCGGTTACAGATACAGAGCTGTGACCGAGAGCTTTTTGAATAGCATATATATCATTACCAGTCCTTTTTCGTGCAGTATAGGCAAATGAATGCCTTGCTACGTGGGAGGAGATATTCTTCTCAATACCTAATTCGCCTGCTATCTTTTTAAGATTTTTATTGATAGTTGCAGTGATTGACTCCAGCTTTTGAGCATCCTCCTTGGATGATGGGTCAATTTTTTCGCCCTTTTTCAGAAATGGGAAAATATACTCTGAGCCTCGTTTGTTTGCATTTCTATAAAATTCCAAAATTTCTAAACCTTTAGGAGGTATTAGTACGTCCATAGGCTTGTCTCCTTTTGCAGCTTGATATCTACAACGATTCCCTTCAATGTTGGACCACTTTAGTTTAATCATACTCGAAACTCTCATTCCTAATAAATAGTAAGAGAGTAGAAAGAAATTTCTTGCATGGAATAGATTGGTTCCTTCAGCAGGTTGAAAAGCTTCAATTTTCTCAATCTCCTCCATGTTTAGTTTACTTCTGTTGCTCTTTCCTTTAGAAAGTTTATATCCAAAAAATGGAGATATACCTTTGGGTACATATCGCTGAGATACCAATGCCTGATTAAATATAGCTCGAAGTGTCCTTACATTATGATGTATGGTACTATCAGAGTTCCCAAGCACTCTTCGAAGATGAATTACATAGTTATCCAGAAAATCGTGGTTGATTTCGGTAAAGTAGAGTTCCTTCCCTTTTAGATAAGTTTCCAGTTTGGTGAGAACTTTTTCCAATGTTCTTCGAGTTGACCCGTTTTCATAAGTATTTAAACGCTCTTTAAAATACGAGACAAAGTCCCCACCAGCAACATCACGCTTAGCTTTTTTCTGAAGTTCGGCTATAGAAATCGGTTGCTCCAAAGGAACTGATTGAAGGTACTCTTTTTGTACCTCCATTAATTTAGTTTGTATTGCCGCATTTATTATGGTCGAAAGTGGGTGAGTCGCTCGAACCTGCTGTTTTTCTGCATTCCAGAGCTTTTTTTCGATAGCATAGCCAACATTAAACCGCTTATGCTTGCGATTTTGGCTCATTCTGATGCGTATTTCGTGTTTCCCGTTTTTCTTTTCTTTGGGGTCTAATTCAATGTTAAATGAGATGGTAGACATAATTTTGGTGTAACATAAGTGGTGTAACAATACTAGCACCTTTTTGGTGTAACTTTTTTTCTTTCTGGTGTCGTCTGGTGCAACGTGGTGCAAAAGTACGAAAACAAAAAAGCCTCACAATGTTATTGTGAGGCTTAATGCTTACACCTGAACGTATCAGGTTTTCTTTCCAGTGGTCTCGTAGGGATTCGAACCCCAAACCTTCTCATCCGTAGTGAGATGCTCTATCCAGTTGAGCTACGAAACCGTTTCCGAGTTGACAGCGTTGCTGTGTTTCGGGACTGCAAAATTAGAAGAATGTTTTTAAAATCCCAAATCAAACAAGCATTTTTTGCGATTTTTTTTCAAATAAATCATAAGTCGCTAATCTTCAAGGAAGTAAAATTTGTTATTTAGCAATCATTTTAACAACCGCATTACCAGTTTGTCCCATATATGAAACATTTCCTTGAATGTCGAAGTTTGTATCATTCAATTGTATTAACGTAAATTCACCTGAAAGAGCAAGTCCACCTTGAATGGTTACGTTCGTCAACACGACTTTACTTTGGTCTGAATTAAATGCCCACGTTCCGCCTGTTATTGCAGTTCCATTATTGTCAGTACCTGTTACTGTACCGTTGTTATTTAGGTTGAATGTTACTTTCGACAAATCATACAAGTTTTGTGTATTACCTTTTTGGTACAACATAATGATACCGTTTACTGTAAGATTGTCGATAATCCAAGTTTTGGCAGAAATGTATTCTGTTTTAGTCTTAGTTGGAGTTGGGTTGTCATTACTTTTACAAGACGAAAACAATGTTGTTAGCACTGCAAAGCAAATAAGTAGATTTTTCATGAGAGCGGGGATTTTTGTGAATGATGTATTAAAGAAAACACGCCTGCAAAAGCAGGCGTGTCGAGGGATATTAATAAATAGTTTCTTTTTGAGCTTTAACTTTCTCGTCAGCGATATAATCGTCAAAAGTCATCAACTTATCCAAGAATCCTTTTGGACCAATTTCTAACATACGAGTAGCTACCGTTTGAGTTAATTGATGGTCATGACAAGTAAACAGCATGGTTCCCGTAAAATCAACTAATCCATTGTTTAACGCAGTAATTGATTCTAGGTCAAGGTGGTTGGTTGGCTCATCAAACAATAGAACGTTGGCTCCCGATAACATCATGCGACTAAACATACAACGCTGTTTCTCACCTCCTGATAATACTGTACATTTTTTCAAAGCCTCATCGCCAGAAAACAACATACGACCCAAGAAACCACGGATGAAGCTTTCGTCTTTTTCTGTTGAATATTGTCTTAACCAGTCAACCAAATTTAAACTTGCATCTGCAAAGTATTTAGCATTATCGTTTGGTAAATAGGCCTGAGTTGTAGTTACCCCCCATTTAAACTCACCACCATCTGCCTGACGTTCGCCAGTGAGAATATCCAAAAGTGCGGTTATTGCCAATGAATCGCGCGAAAGCACCGACATTTTATCACCTTTATTTAACGTGAAAGAAAGATCTTTGAACAAATATGTTCCGTCTTCAGACTTCGCCGAAAGATTTTCTACAGTCAATAATTGGTCTCCTGCTTCACGCTCTGGTTTGAAGTTGATAAATGGATAACGACGAGATGACGGTTTTATGTCATCAACTTTCAATTTATCCAACATTTTTTGACGAGCAGTCGCCTGCTTAGACTTAGCCACGTTGGCAGAGAAACGACGAATAAACTCTTCTAATTCTTTACGTTTTTCATCATTTTTCTTACTTTGGTCAGCACGTTGACGAGCAGCCAATTGCGAAGATTCGTACCAGAAAGTATAAGTACCACCGTACAGTTGAATCTTTCCGTAGTCAAGGTCAGCAATATGAGTACACACATTGTCCAAGAAGTGACGGTCGTGAGATACTACGATTACGGTATTTTTAAAGTTTTGCAAGAAGTTTTCCAACCACATGATTGATTCAATATCCAAGTTGTTGGTAGGTTCATCAAGCAAAAGGATGTCTGGCGCACCAAAAAGTGCCTGAGCCAAAAGTACCTTTACCTTATCCGAACCACTCAAGTCTTTCAACAAAACATAGTGTAAATCTTCCTTAATACCCAATCCTCCTAGCAACATTCCTGCGTCAGATTCAGCTTCCCAGCCATTCATCTCAGCAAACTCTGCTTCCAAGTCAGCCGCACGATTACCATCCTCTTCAGTGAAATCTTCCTTTAGATAGATTGCATCTTTCTCAAGCATGATATCATATAGGCGTTTGTTACCCATCATCACTGTTTGAAGCGCAGTTACCTCTTCATATTCGAAGTGATTTTGCTTCAAAATGGACATACGCTCACCGGGATTCATGGAAACTGACCCTGTTTGTGAGTCCAATTCACCAGAGAGAATTTTCAAGAAAGTTGACTTACCAGCACCGTTGGCTCCAATTAAGCCATAACAGTTGCCTTCAGTGAATTTAATATTAACATCTTCAAAAAGTACCCGTTTGCCAAAACGGAGTGATACATTCGATACGGTAAGCATTCCTTAGTATATGAGAATTATAAAATGAGTTAAAAGTCAAAAGAATGGGCATTATTCGCCTCTATTATCTTAACAAAGTACAAAATTACAAAATGATTCTGATAACTTAGATTTAAAAGATGGGAGATTTGGAAATGTAGTGATTTTGATTTGAAAATTGAGTAAAAAGTGAAAGAAGTAGTTGAAATTAAGAGTCCAAAAGAGTTATAGATTAGAATTTACCAGTTATGAAAGAGAATTTGACAGAAATAAAATCGATTTTTAGTAAAATTCGATTTTATTTCCCCTTAAAAAACAACTTTTTTTGTATTTTTTTTGCAATGGTAAGTGAATCTTTACAGTTCAATTAAGCTCCTGAACAATAAATAATTACTGTATATGTTACGAAGCTAAAAAGCCTCTATTAGCCGAAAAAATGATGTTTTTTGTGCAAAATTTTAGATTTTTTTTCCTGAAATGTTTGTGATTTTAAAAACAATCGTCTAATTTTGCATCACAGAATCACAGAGACACTGTAATAAATGTAACGGTTTCGTAGCTCAACTGGATAGAGCATCTCACTACGGATGAGAAGGTTTGGGGTTCGAATCCCTACGAGACCACAACCTAGATTTTCAAGGACTTACAAGTGAGCTATTTAGCTCACTTTTTTGTTTTATATCAGATTTTCCGCAATCCTCTGAAATACCTCAAAAAGCCTCTCTACTTGCAACCAAGGCACTTTTTTAATTTTACTAACAATTTTACTAACATTTTTATTTTTCGTTGTTTTGGAACACTTTTTGACCTGTGTTTAAACTTTTATTATTACTTAAATTTTACACAGTTTTACAAATGTCAAAAAATTAAACAACTACCCACCTAGAAATGTTAGTTACACCCCTATCAACATGATGTCCTTTTATTATTGGTTTCGTGAAGGTAAAACCAAAGACCTTGGTACTATCTATTGCGAAATTCGAGTTGATGGTGAAAAGTCCGTTCCAATTTCTACTAAAGTCAAATTAAACCGCAAACAATGGAATCCCAAAGAACAGTGTTTTCAAGGCAAAGAGGCTGCCAAAAATCAAAAGCTAATGGACAACCATGAATTACGTTTTACCCAAATCTTCAATCAAATCGGTTTTGAGAAACCCAACGAACCAATCCGACCAGACGAAATCTTAGAAAGGCACAGAGTCGCCAACGGATTAGTACGGAAAGGAAAAAGAGTACCATCCTTCATTGATGTATTCAAAGAGTTTGTTAAAGACCAGTATTTGTTAGTCAAAGCCGAAAAGCTCAAGAAACAATCTGTAGTAAGTCGAGAGTCAAAATTTGAGACTATTCGAACTTATCTGGTACAAAAGCAACTGGAGCAAATAGATATTGATGAAATAGACCATGTTTTCATGGAGGATTTTAAATTCTACCTTAAAATTTCAAAGTATCAAGAAAGTACCATCGAAAAGTATCAATTCCTTATAAAAGGGATTGTAAAGTATGCCGTATCTAAAGGATACACCCAAGACCGCAAAATAGAAAGCTATAAGGTAGAGAAAGCCAAAGAAAAGGATCCTGTATCACTCACACAGGAGGAGATGGACAAAGTAGATGCTTTGGATTTGTCTGATAAGCATAGAAAGACCTTTGATATTTATCGTTTTTGTGCCGAAACTTCATTGAGCTTTATTGACTACAATACCCTAACAGAAGATGATATCGTCATTGACTCAGATGAAACCGTCTGGATAAAGTTAGGAAGAGACAAAACGGATACCAGACAGAGAGTGCCACTAAACCCCAAAGCCATGACCATCTTCAAACGTTACGGCTCTGATATTTACTCACTCCCGAAGCTGTCAAACACTAAACTCAATAAATACATTAAGGAAATCGCCAAAAAGGCAAAGATAAATAAGTATCTAACCTTTCATACCTCAAGAAAGAGTTTCGTTGACCATAGTATCAATGAGCTTGATATACCAGAAAGCACGATTCAGGCAATGGTAGGGTGGAAAGATAGCAGACAGCTTTCAAGATATGCCAGAGTGAAGGATTCAACTATCAAGAAGCAGTTTTTGAAGTAAGGTAATATGAAAAACTAAGTATTTATAATTACTTATTGAGTGGTAACTTCGGTTATCACTTTTTTTTTATCTTTGTGCTCACTTCAACGTATATCTAGTTCTATAATTATTTCGTGAAGTTCTCAGCTAGCATTCAATAAATCAATTAATAATTTACAACCTAAAATTCAAAATGAAGCTTACGCAAAACTTAATGAAACACTTTCTACGCACGTTATTTGTTTTTGCCATCCTCCCGTCTGCATTCATGCTATCATGCAAAAAAGATGATCCAATCCCAAGCCCTAAAGCCGAATTTACCTATGATGTTCAAAACAATGGGTTTGTGAGGTTTAGCAACAAATCACTCAACAACACTAAATCAATTTGGAATTATGGAGATGGAAGTGGTGATGTTGTAAAAGACTATGATTCTGAGCATCTTCGCCAATTCACAAGAAATGGGACATATCAGATTACGTTAAAAGTTACCAAGGATAATCTTCAAGACGTTATTGTAAAGTCTATTTCGGTCAATACAGTTAAAGGATCACTTTTGGTCTATAAGAAATTTTCGACGGGTTATGGAAAGCATATCGCTGTCTATGTTGACGGGAACTATATTGGAACCATCAATGGCAATGTATATTACTCCAATAGTCCTTCATGTGGCAACAGCAACTCAGTTACCGCAGAAGGTTTGACAGAAGGTACACATACATTGGAAGCAAAGGAGAATAGTGGCAGTGGTTACTGGAAAAGCACTGTAAATGTTTCTGGAGGTTTGTGTAATAGTATTGGGCTAACATAAATATAATAGGGAGTTCAAATGAACTCCCTATTATATTTATGTTAGCCCAATACTATTACAGTTTAGAATTATCAGGTCTAACCAGTTTTAATGATTAATTACAACATAGTGTTATCATGTAGTATTTTAACGATAATATGATTTTTGTTGTTAAATTTATTTGCCTCAGTCAATATACTTACCTTATCTAAGATTTATTTGTAAAATGAAAATCTGACCCCGCTGTAAGCTATTTTAAGTCACCTGTATAAAAAGTTTCACCAAGGTCACTACCTAAGCTTTCATCTATATATCCAGTCGAAATTAGGTTTGTCGGAGTAGTATTTCTTCAGAGATAAATGTTCCATATTGGTCTGTCCCATACAATTAGCAAAGAACGTGGTTTGTTTCACAGCCCAAGTACATTTGATAATACATCATTAAAAAAAGTTTCTACTATTTCGTGTAATTTGAGGTTACTGTCCTCTTTAGTTTTTCTTTGTGTTCTATCATATCTTACTATAATTAGATCATTAATTGAGTTGAAGTAAAAACATCGCAGTTGTACTCTATCCTTCCATTGGAATTTATCAATTACCAAGAAATTTTTTGTTTGGGGATTGTAACAATTTAATTCTAAAGGAATAAAAGTATCACCAATGGAAAATTTATTATGGTCTCTAAAAAACCTAAATACAAATGTTTGAACAATTTTTTTACTTTCTCTATCAATAAAACGAATTGAGAAAAAGAAAGTGTTTTGTGCACTACCCTTGTCTTCTAATTCTTGAAAAGTATCAAAAGTAATCAACGGGTATTCATAGTAACTTACGCTATATGTTTCTAAACTTTCGTTAAGCAAGTCTGTAAATTGCCTAAACTCCAATTTAATTTGATTCATTCTATTTAGCCAAAGTTCAAATCGACTTTTTTCTTTACGTAACCTCCCCTCAATATCACGACTCCCCCATTTTTTAGCAAATTGTGTTTTACGATTACTTTCTTCTCTGATTCTTACATAAACCGCAAAAAGTTCAGCACAATTTTCTGCAACTAATTCAACTATAGGATGATAGTTGCCTTTATCTGCTTCCGCCATTGCTTCGTAATACCTTGGTCTTTCTGTTCTCTTGATACTACAGATAGGATAGCCTTGCTTCATCAAGATTAGATTTAGTAAAAGTCTTGCTGTTCTACCATTTCCATCCGCAAAAGGATGTATTTTAGCCATTTCGTGATGAGCAACTGCTGCTAGAATGATAGGATTCTCCTGACTAAAATTCTCATTTAACCAGTCTATTAATTCTTGCATTTTAAAAGGTACCTCAAATGGCTCAGGTGGTGTATGTTCGGATCCTGTAATGATAACACCTACATTTCTATAATTTCCAGCATTTACGTATGTGTCATTTCCTACAACCAGCTGATGTATCTGTTTTATATCATTTTCTGTAATTGGCATACTTTCTTGAGCCAATTCATAGAAATAATCAAATGCAGTTCCTAGATTTTTTACTTCAACAGTATCTTGAATGGACTTTTCAGAAATAGTAATTCCTTCTCTTAAAACAAGCATTGTTTCTTGTAATGTCAAACGGTTTCCCTCAATACCTGCACTATGGAAAATATGCTGTGTCCGAAAATACTCTTTCAGCTTCTCCTTTGAGAGTTGGTCTAGCTCTCCTTCACGACGAAAATTATTAATTTCAATATTCAGATTTTCAATTCTCTGAAGTAAATCAGGGCTCAAAAGGGTTTTATCAAGTGTTATCATTCTTTTTGATTGTTTTTAAAATCCCACAATGACTATATAACTGCAATATAATTAAATTTTGTGGCGTACACACGACCAATATTGAGTTTAAGTGAATGTTTGGAGTACGTTTGATTTTTTTAACTAAAGTCATTAAGCAATAAAATACAGGTCTGAATTACAAACAAACAAAAACGGAAGCCTACATCATATAGACTCCCGTTTTATCAGTAGACAAGTAAATACTCTGGTGATAAACTATACTTCATAATCTCCTCAGGAGTCCCTTCATTTTGATAATGCGTATAAACTATTCTACCATCCTTTAAGAAACCCACTGCATAGTTTCCTACTGCTGTTTTCCCTCCTTTTCTGAGGTAAATGTATTCACCTCTTTCAGACCAATAATCATAAAACTTGCTGGTATCTACTACATCGGGGATTGTTCCTTGCCCATTTCCTTGTGTATTATTAGAGCTGCTGTTGTTGGAGTTATTACCAGCATTATTATTGGTTGGGCTACTGCTTGAATTCTGAGTCGTGTCTGAATCATCTATCTGATTACTTGCCGTTGTGTTGGTTCTACTCTTCGGGGTTTTGCCAAGAAAATAGGCAGCTATTACTGCTGCTATCATGATGACAATAACTATAAGCTTTTTCATAGATTATTGATTAGGTCTAACTAGTTTAAATGTTAGAAAGGCAAGGAAAATAGCACTGATGGAGATAAGTAAGACCCTGATGGTTTTCCCTTGCTGAACTGTTACACTCGATGCATAGGCAGAATCACTTCCGTATTTTTCTGCATCTGTTTCTAATTGAGTTCTATTGGTTTTGCCTGTTTCGGTGACTTGGAAAACGCTTTTTACTGCGCTGCCTAATGATGATATGCCAGAACTAATAATGTTTCCAATATCTGCTATGTTTGCCATATTATTTCTTCTTGAATAGTGATACGCTTAAAACAGTGATTCCTATGGCAAAAGCAATCAGGAGATACGTTGTAAGCTTTTTGTTTTGTTCAACTTCTTTTTGATAGGCAATCCCATCATATTTCGTTCCTTGTATAGATAAATCGGTAGTATTGTCCTGTGACTGACTACCAAATAGACCTCCCACAAGGTTGCTTACTGTGCCAATAATGTCATTCATATTTATAGGTTTAGTGCTTTAAAAATTTTGATAGCAAAACATACCCTTTTTCCTGGTGTGAAGTTGACAGCTCTATGCCATTTTGCTATCAATTTTATGATGTCGACTTCGTCCTTGGTGACTGCTCCAGTGAAAGCGGGTAAAATTTTGCTATCATTTTTTTGAGCTTCAGGATCTGGAGATTGAGCGCCTGTAGAATTTTTGCTATCAAAATTTGATAAAAAGTGAGCTGAAGTAATTCCCTGGTCTAAACATTTGCTATCAAAATTTCCATCCCCATGTTACAGACTTGTTTCCTAAATAGAACAGAGCTGCACCTAACAGTGGCGCTCTAACCTTGAGCCAAATGATTTGAAACTTCTGGTTCTTGATGGTTTTGGTATCTAGCTTGATGATTTTCGAATAGTCTCGTGCGTTCTGGTCTGCTAGGTCGAATGATTGGGTGGCTGCATCTATGGCTGGCTCAATAACTGTTTGATTGTTGCGAATGAGTGCATTGTATCTTACCAACAAAGAATCATACCTCATACGGTCAGCCACGATATTTCGTAGCTGTAATGGTGTTATTAGATAGTACTTATTTGTAAACCGTGATTGGCTTAGGCTGTCCGTATTGGTCTGTGAATAGAGCTTCAATGGTAGAATCAGGCAGAGCAAGGATATACACATTGATATTGCGTTCGTCTTCATGGTGCTTTTCTTGGATTTGTTCTTGGGTAGAAAGTCCGTTTTTGAATGCTTCGTAGGCAATCTTTTGGAGTGTGGTTCTTTGTTGCTCTCGATGGGCGATTCTCTCGTTGATTTCTACTTTCTGTCCTTCGGCTTTAGCAACTTGGGTATCTTTCTGATAATAGAAATATCCCACTGCAATGAGTAGGCATACAAACAAAAGAGCTCCGCCCTGTAGAAGGCGTACCTTCCAGAGCGGGAGCTTAATGGGTAGATAGAGTTGACTAAACATTACAAAAGTTCAAGGATTCTATACTTGAGTAAGTTGGTCATAGCTTCGTCCTCTTCCACGAAATTGCGTAGTAGGCTGACATCTGAGGCGTCCAACTCTAATTCGTTTCCTTTGTAAATGTCAAAGCCCAAAAACATCAATTTTCCAGCGCCTCTGTTACTATAGGCAATACGTGAGGC